TCCAAGGTGACGGTATCAACGAACTCACTGTTCGCAGTATCCTTGGTGCGTTCATGGCTATGGGCTGGAGTGCCGATAACATTGCGTTTGGTATGGGCGGCGCACTGCTACAGATTGTGGATCGCGACACACAACAATTTGCGATGAAGTGTTCGGCAATGCGTACTGTTCGTTGGCCACACAGTGACCCACAGTGGTTTGATGTTGTCAAAGATCCTGTCACCGATCCTGGCAAAAAGTCTAAGGCAGGTCGTGTTACATTGTGGACCAACAGTGGTAGTGAGTTTGCATCTGGTGTAACTGAACCTACTGGCTGGACTGACAAGGGCATCGGTGGATGGACTGAAGCATTAGAAGAAGTCTACCGTGACGGCAAGTTGATTAAAGAAATTGACTTTGCTACTGTTCGAGCCAACACAGGCAAATAAAACTAACAAGGGGCTTTACAACCCCTTGTTTTTATTGTATAATTTATCTATAGTAACAACACACTGAAAGACAGCAATGACATATTTTATGAAATCAGGTACTCGGTTCAATGTCTCCACTAAGGAAGCAATGGATCTGCATGAACACCTACCCGCTGGTAACTACACTGTTAAATTTGACAAGATGGCGGGCTGCTTCTATCTCGAAGCAATTGAATCATTTGAGATCCGCGGTAAGGTCTATGGCGATACTCGCAAGCAAAGCCAGCGAATTCTCAATACCTTCAATGACCGTACTGCTTCCACTGGTGTAATGCTCACTGGTGAAAAAGGTTCGGGCAAGACACTGTTGGCTAAGATGCTGGCAGTGACTGCCGCAGAAACTGGAGTGCCAACTATCGTTATTAACGAGCCATGGTGCGGTGAAGGCTTTAATGCTTTCATGCAGATGATTGAGCAACCCACTGTGATCCTGTTCGACGAGTTCGAAAAGGTCTACGACAAGGATGACCAGGAAAAGATGCTGACACTGTTGGACGGTGTATATCCCTCCAAGAAGCTGTTCATTCTAACCTGTAACGACAAGTGGCGCATTGACAGCCACATGCGAAACCGTCCTGGTCGTATCTTCTACTCACTGGACTTCAAAGGTCTGGAACAAGACTTCATTATGGAGTACTGTGCAGACAATCTGGACAATGTTGATCATATCGCCAGTGTATGCCGAGTTGCGGCAATGTTTGATCAGTTCAACTTTGACATGCTGAAGGCATTGGTTGAAGAAATGAATCGATACAAAGAAACTGCCAGCGAAGCTATGCGTATGCTCAACGCCAAGCCAGAGTTCGGTGGAGACAGCAAGTACAAGGTTGCCCTGCAAATCAAAGGTCTAGACATTCCAGAAGATGTAATTGAGCAAGATGTTTGGGTAGGTAATCCACTGACCAACCGTATCAGCATTGACTACAAGGTCTTTGAAGATGCAAAGACTGCTGAGCCGGCACTTGATGCGCCGGATGCTATTGAAGCAGATTGGAATTGGGAGGATGCAAAATTCACCCAAGAAGATCTAAAGCAGATTGATCCACAAGCTGGCAAGTTTGTTTTCATTAACGCAGACGGTGATCGCGTGACACTGAACCGTGTTAAGGAAAAGTACTATAACTACATGGATGCATTTTAAAATCATCTAGATTTTGGCTATTATAGTGCATATTTTTGTTGACAAGATAATTATATGACACTATAATAGATATATAGCAAGGAAACTTGTTAAAAGAGTTTTAGGTTAGGTACAGCAATTTTCATAATACTATGAACCGCTAGATCCTATGGTGTCGAATTGGAGCACAGAGTCTTGACCGAGTGCGTTGAAGAGTCAACATTGAAATAGACTAGCAAGCTCAGAGTGGTGGCCTGAGTTGAATAAAAGCAGCCAACAACTAACCTGTTGATTTATCCTAGGATGGATACAGCAATCAAAACATTAAATCTGAACTAACTGCTATAGAAGATGGTCGCAGGACACAGTAGAAATACTGTTCTAGGAAACTAGACTCAAAGGAATAGACGACACATTGGAAAGACTTTGTATGTTGCTAGTAGCAGACACAATTACTAGATAGGCAACATGAATGTTGATAGGCTTGCGGAACTGAACCGATATACTGGGGAATAGGCAAGCAGAAAATAAAATACGGTTCCGCCCATCCTGCTTGTATAGGTTATATACAGCATAATTTTTTAATTTAAACGTAACCTGAAGGAAAATAAAATGAACGCATTTGTAGAAGCGGTTAAGTCCGTTCCAGTTGAAACTCGTACCGCAAACGGTATGAAGACTTTTGAATCTAGCAAGAGTGATCTTGTAGATTTGTTCTTTGCCATTGGTGCAAGCCGTGGTAAGGATTTGAGCACTCAGTTTGCTCGCGCACTAGCACAAGACGAAACTCTTGCTCTACGTCTTTTGATGTGGGCTCGTGACGTCCGTGGTGGCGCAGGCGAACGTGAAGTTGTTCGTAAGATTCTTTTGAATCTTGAAAAGACCAACCCTAAGGCTCTAGTCCGTATTTTGCCACACTTGGCTGAATTCGGTCGTTGGGATGACCTGTTGATCTTTACTTCCAAGGAAGTTAAGGCACAAGCATTTACCCTAATCGGTGATGCGCTTCGTGCAAGCAACGGTCTAGCCGCAAAGTGGATGCCACGTCAAGGTGCGTTGGCTGCTGAAATCCGCACCTTCTTCGGAATGAGCCCAAAGTTCTACCGTAAGAGTTTGGTTAACTTGAGCAAGACTGTTGAACAAAACATGTGTGCAAACGCATGGGATGACATCAACTATAGCCACGTCCCATCGTTGGCGGCCGCTCGTTACCAAAAGGCTTTTAAGAAGCACGACCCTGTAGGCTATGATGCTTACAAGGCAAAGTTGGTTACTGGTGACGCAAAGGTCAACGCTTCGGCTGTTTACCCATATGACGTTATCAAGAGCTACAAGTTTGGCGGTGACGCTACTGTTGTGCAAGCACAATGGGATGCATTGCCAAACTACATCGGTGATGAACTGGTGTTGCCAATGTGTGACGTGTCTGGCTCTATGAGCTCACCAGTTGGCGGAAACGCTAACTTGACCTGTATGGATGTTTGCGTTAGCTTGGGCTTGTACCTTGCAGACAAGAACACTGGTCCATTCAAGGACATGTTTTTGACCTTCTCTACCAAGAGCAAGATCGAAATCTTGAAGGGCAACCTGTTGAGCAAGTTGGCTCAACTACAACGTGCAGAATGGGACATGAGTACCAACCTGCACGCCGCATTTGACACTGTGCTTAACTTCGCAGTTAAGGGCAAGGTTGATGCAAAGGATATGCCAAAGTATATCCTTATCATGAGTGATATGGAATTCAATTACTGTGCTCGTCACGACGACTCGGCAATGGAAATGATCGCTCGTAAGTATGAAGCGGCAGGATACACTGTTCCCAACATTGTATTCTGGAACTTGAATGCTCGTGCTGGCAACGTTCCAGTTAAGCATGACAAGAAGGGTGTTGCCCTTGTTAGCGGATTCAGCCCTGCTATCATGAAGAGCATCCTAAGCGCCGAATCGTTGGATCCAGTCAATGTAATGTTGGCTACAATCAACGCTCCACGTTACGCTGTAATAGCGTAAGTGTTTTAAAAGGACTCTTAGGAGTCCTTTTTTTTTGGTTACTTAAACCAACCGATCTTTTCGCCAGCAGCCTTTCTACGGTCGCTTTCTTCTTTGCTACCTGGATAACGACTGGCCCACAATAGTACCAATGCAAAGAATACGCCCATACCTGCTACAGCTTTCCAGTTCTGTGTAGCAAACCACATAATAACTAAACTAGCATCCATGCAGATAAACATGATCCATTTTACCTTAGTTGGGTAAACTTTCCCGTCACGCCAGTTAGTAATGAACGGACCAAACAATTTGTGATTGAGCATATAGTTATGAAATCTTTCGCTACTTCGAGCAAAACAATAGGCAGCAATTAAACTAGGTGTGCTCCACGGGATTCCCGGCACTATGACTCCAATGTATGCGATTCCTAGAAATAGGATACCGGCTGTAAACCATAAATACTTTTTAATTTTTGTAAACATCAAATGCCTCCTTTAGGCTTTTAGCCAGATAATATATATCTGATTCTGTATGATTTGGCGTTGGCGTAAAACGTAAACGCTCTGTGCTCCACGGAACTGTGGGATAATTTATAGGCTGCACATAAATGGCCTTTTCGTTCAACAACCAGTCACTGATTGCCTTACATTTCTTAACATCACGTATCATAACAGGGACTATATGTCCACCTTCTGAGCTGAGATGTACTTCTAGTCCTGCATTTTTAAGATGTTCTCTTGTTGCCCCTGCAACTTCAAAAATTTTAGAACGCAAATCAGGATGGTCCTGAACCCATTTAACTGAAGCGAGTGCTCCTGCACATAATACAGGACTCATAGACGTTGAAAAAATAAATCCGTTAGCATAGCTACGAACCATATCTATAAGATCTCTGCTACCTGCAACGTATCCTCCTTGTACACCAAATGCCTTGGCTAAAGTGCCTTGAATAACGTCTACTCCATCGACGCACCGCTGTTCTTCAGCGATGCCAGCACCTCTGTGACCATAGAGTCCCACAGCATGTACTTCGTCAACATATACCATTGCTCCATATAGTCGAGCAATATCGCATACATCGCTAACAAGTCCTCGATCTCCGTCCATACTATACACACCTTCCATGGCAATGATAGGTTGAATATCATCGGACAATGTGGATAAAATTTCTTTTAGATGTGTAAGATCATTATGACGCCAAACAGTAATAGGTGCTTGACTAGATTTCATTCCTACAATCATGCTGTTGTGATTTTCACTGTCGCTGATATAATGAACGTTTGGCAGCATCTTACCTAGTACTCCTAGGGTACTTTGATTGGCAACATAGCCACTGGTAAATGTCAATGCTGTAGTCTTGTCATGCAACTTGGCTAGTTCGTGTTCTAGTGCAACATGATAGTGACTAGTTCCGCTGATATTTCTTGTTCCACCGGACCCTGCTCCGGTAGTGTCTAATGCTGTATGCATGGCATCGATTACCACTTTATGCTGACCCATTCCTAGATAATCGTTACTGCACCAGTTGGTTATATGTTTGATGTTATAACGTCCGTAATACATGGCTTTAGGAAAACTTCCACGTTCACGTAGAATATCAGTAAATGTACGATAATTACCCTCTGTTTTAAGTTTTTCTAAACTTTGGGCAATAACATCTTGAGTTTTTGGCTTAATCATAATGTATGTATTTATTGACAAAAAATTTAATTGAGTGTATAATTACTATTATGAAAATTAAAATTGTATCAGATCTACATTTGGAATTTAGTGATATCACAATTCCAAATGATGAAGGCGCAGATGTGCTAATTCTTTCGGGTGATATTATGATCTCTCAGGATTTGCACGACCATCACGCCGCAGATTTTAGCCCCTACAGTAATGGAGCATTAGCTGATCTCGGTCGCAAGTTGCAACGAGTTGCTCGATTTCGTGATTTCCTGAAGCGGTGTGCCTTCCAGTTTCCGCATGTCTTCTACGTAGCTGGCAACCATGAGTTCTACAACGGTGGGTTCTACAAAGGTATTCAGTACCTGCGTGACGAATGCGCCAAACACTCTAACGTCTATTTCTTGGAAAAGGACACGAAGATCATCGATGATGTTGTGTTTGTAGGAGGTACTTTGTGGACTGATATGAACAAGGGTGACCCTATAACTCTTCACGCTGTTCGTGATATGATGAACGACTTCCGTATTATTAAAAACGATGAAAAAGGTTACACACCTTTGAAGCCTGCTGATACTGCTATTCGTCATCGTGAGACACTGCAATACATCAAACACATTGTCAGTGAGCACAAGGACAAAAAGTGTGTCGTTATTGGACATCATGCACCTAGCAAGATGAGCACACATGAGCAGTACAAATCTCAATATCTCATGAACGGTGCTTATAGTAGTGATCTAAGTGAATTCATTATGGACCATCCGCAGATCAAATTGTGGACACACGGACATACGCATCACCCATTTGACTATGTCATTGGAGAGACTCGTATTGTTTGTAACCCTCGCGGATATGAAAGCGACGGATACTGTGAAGACAGCGGTTGGGACATTACAAAAATAGTGGAAGTATGAGTAGTACTGTACGTATATCGTGGGTTCGTAAATATGATAACTCATTCTATTGGAATGAAGTATGTACATGGGCAATTGAATATTTTGGCCTGCCTGGGGGCAGATTCGAAACCCATGCCAATGTAAACTACATGGACTTTATTTTTAAAAGTAATAAGGATGCATTATTGATGGCGTTACACTGGAATGCCGAGATAGTGCCAAATGAACAAAAAACTGTGGAAACTTTTTCAAATTTCTCGCAGTAATTTGATATTTCGTGTATAAATAATATTGTAAGACGCCGTAAGGGTTTTACATTGAGGTATGGTACCTCAAAATGATTCTTGCTTATTAAGGAGAAAAACTATGAATCAACTCGCACGTTTCGACACCACCGCTCTAAATCAACTAAACAGAGCACTTATTGGATTTGATAGCCTTTTCAACGATGTTGAAAGACGATTTTCAAACTCCGTTCCTAACTATCCTCCATACAACGTTCTAAAGCACGACGACAATTCTTTTGAAATTGAAGTTGCTGTTGCAGGATTTGATCGAGAGGATATCAGCATTGAGGTAGATCAAAGTCTACTTATTATTAAAGGCCAACGCCAGAAAGAAGACGACACATCTAAGTATGTATATCGTGGACTAGCAGCTCGAGACTTCGAACGCACGTTTACTCTTGCAGAGCACATTATTGTGGGCAATGCAGAATTGACAAACGGTATTTTAAGTGTTAAACTAACACGAGAAGTACCTGAAGCACTCAAGCCTCGCGTGATTGCAATCAAGTAATATAACCCAGGGGGAGGCAACTCCCCGTCCAATAGGAATAATATGGCATCTGATACAATTATCGAAAAAGACACAAAAACTATTTCTAAAAATAAGGAAAAAAGTCAAGAACCTACTAGGTACAAAGTCATTGTTTGCAACGACGATGTTACTCCTGTTGAATTTGTAATATCCATGCTAGTTGCTGTGTTTAGACATAGTGAAAAAAGTTCTCTTGAATTGACTTTAAAGATACATAACAACGGACACGCTGTTGTAGGAATCTATAGTTATGAAGTTGCAGACCAAAAAGGAATCGATGCTACCAATCTTGCTCGTACTAATGGATTCCCTTTGATAATTAAAGTAGAACCAGAATGAGGATTTAAATGAGCTTAAAAGATTTAACCAGTGCTAAACATGCAGAGGCTGAATCTACTCCGTTTATGAAGGCAGTGTTTGCAAAAACCCTGCCTTTTGATTTGTGGGTAGATTGGACATATCAAAAGTGGCTATTCTATGGAGCCATTGAAGGTGCCGCAGGGGCCAATCGATTGTTAGGAGACTTGCCAGACTTACGCCGTGCATTTTATCTAGCAATGGATTATCAAGAAATGAACGGGGACAATCCCCGCCATGAGTTCCGTCCTATCGTTGTTGACTATTACAATTACATTCTAATCATTAGTAAAGATCCTAACAAGATTATGGCACACTTGTATACATGGCACATGGGTGACATGTTCGGTGGCCAAATGATTAAGAAGATTGTTCCGGGCGCACATCGTAACTTAGAGTTCGAAGATCCCCGAACACTGATGACCAATATTCGTGCCAAGCTAGACGACAGCATGGGCGATGAAGCCAATGTGGCCTTTGATTGGGCAATACGAATGATGAGGGACTATGACAGTAGTTTGGGATAAGGTTAGTAAACTAGCCGCTGATATTACAGAAAGATTTAATGTTGTCGGGGAACAGATTAATTCCCCGACTGCACATCAATATGGTTGGCATAATACTCTATGGTCCAGTAACCAATTCCGCAGAGCACATGTTGAAATTGTAGATTTCCGTGAGACCTACAATATCTACATATTACATGTCACAGTATTTCCGCACTTCAACGATCCTAGCCCTATCTATGGGTTTGATGCTGTATGCGGCCCAAACAAAATAACAGGTGCGTTTCACGACTTCAGTCACGCTGGTGATCCTAATAGTTTTATGTACTTGTGGTTTAAAGCCCAGGTGCATGGACTAGAATGGAACAAGCCTAGACAATTACCCGAGTGGGCACAACAGATATTCAGTCCTGCTATAGTAGCTGCTGGTAACCTACAAGACGAAGCTGAAATAGACCAACTATGCAATACAGCATTAACCACATTAGATTTCTATCTAAAGAATGTAGGAATAGAACAACAAAGTGGTGCTGATTATCACATGGCACAAAATCGTTATTGCCATTATCAGAAACAGAATCCCCATGTGATCAAAAGTATGATTAGTATGGGCATATCTGAACCTACTATGAAGAAATTCGTACAGGAAATCTTATTCCCGGAATTTCACTAAATACTCTATTATGCGATCACGTGAATTTTTAACCCTATTAGAATCCGAGCAAACTCTTAATCCTAACAAACTGACAAAAGATATGGTACGGTTTGATAGGCTCATTGCTAATATTACTGCCGGCAACCCTTTATACTTAAAAGACGGTACTCCTGTTGTTATTAAAAACACAGAAGCAAAGCGATTACAAGATCTTTTTGATCAAGGAAAATTTGCTGGTACTATAACTCTACTAGGTGCAGATCAAAAACCCTATCCACTGGGATCATTCTTAAAAACAAAAGAATACGGTGGTCAAAGTGTTCCTCCTAATCAACAAGACACAGATGCAGTTCCTGTTGCTGGCCTTAGACCAGGACAGGTCTTCCAACACGGTGACCCAAATAAAGATCAAAATCTAACACCCGAACTTGCCTTGGAGTTGGGGGCATTTCTTGCGGGACAATTGGGGCAAAAGATACAATCAAATAAACATCTTGATAGTCAGGGTGCAGCTGGTGCGGCTGTTAAAGAAATTTCCCGTGCAATTGATGCAGAACAAATTCCGACGGTTCCAGATCTCAGCAAATCAGAAATTGGCAACATACAAAACTATGGATTTGAATATCTAGGAGTACAAGCCCTAATCAAAGGTGTTGCAAATTTTCCAAATTCTGAAGCATTTTACGAACACGTGGGCGGCAATCTAGAGGAATTAGTATTATATTTTCCGGCTAGTTCTAGTAATCCTGTAGCAGATAGTTACGCTCTTGTTAACAGAAAAACTGAAAATACTATTTTTATCAGCAGTAAGGGCGCTGGAGGTGGCATGCCAAGCAGTGTAACCGCATTAAAGATTCCCAATAACATGAGAAAAATGATTGGCAAAGATCCTGCAATTACATTTATTGACATGTTGCAACAAAATGCCAAACCTGCATGGATACAACCGTTCTATGCCGCAAATTGGTTAGAAGAAAACTATCCAGGTTCAATGGGAGAATTAAGTAAATTTTTACCCTTTACTGACGAATTGTTTATATATTTGTCCACTATTCTAAAATCTCGTAACGAAGGTGTGCCAGAAACACTAGATCAAATTCCAGCAGAATTTCAAGAACTATATAAGTTAGTGGAAACTTCTATAACTGCTAAACACCCTTTATGGTACTACTTGAGATACTATGTCAAGGATGTAATTCATAGTGCTGTTAAGAAAGGCGTCATTCCTAATTTTTCTAAACGTATGATTGAATTGTTAGGACAGAATTTTGTTCTATTAAAAACCACTATTAAAGGCAAGCAATTTATAACAGATGTAAAATGGCCTTCAAAAGTAGGTGGTACTATTACATTTGAGCACAAAGATCCTGCTCCAAAATGGGATAGTGCAATGACCTGGAAACTTAATTAATTATTCCTGTCGTTAAGTATATACTAAATACTTAACGATGGAACTGCTCTCAATACTCCTTCTTTTGCAGATCAAGCATTGTTATGCTGATTTTGTCCTGCAGACTTATCAACAGACCGTTAAAAAAGGTGTGTGGATGGACCCCACGGGAATTAGTCATACAACAGATCATATGTATTGTACTTTAATAGCAATGCTTATTTTCAGTTTCTTTGTTCCTGTTGGTGCGTTTGCTATAATATTTGTTACTCTAATTGAAGGTATTGTTCACTATCTTGTGGATTACAGCAAGGTAAAGTATGGTAGCAAAGACAACACTAAACCTATCTTCTGGACACAGTTCGGTCTAGACCAGCTAGCACATCAAGTCACATACATATGGATGATATGGTTTTTGTTAGTTTGAATTGTTAAACCCAACAAAACTGCGTATATAATCGCTCTCCAAATGCCCTTAAATATATGTAAGGACATCGGAGCGAGCAATGAAGAAAATTAAAATAGCGTTAGGAGTATGTCTTACACTAGGACTTGCTACTGCAAATGCAGAATTGGTACACCAATTCAACAATCCTACCTTTAGCGGTCAAGGGTGGGCCAGCCAAGTGCTGACTATGGAGCAAATGCGACAGAGCGCACAGGCCAGTAAAGCGTCAAGAGAGGCTGGAGAAAGAGCCGCAGCAGAAGCGGCCGCAGCAAATACACCGTTGGCTAGATTTATGAATCTGTTTACAGGACAAGTATACAGTCAATTGGCTACACAGTTAACTAACAATCTGTTTAAAGAATGTACTGGATCAAATTGTTCTAAAGGTGAGTTTATGGTAACTGAAACACAAAAAATTGTCTGGACTAAATTAGAGAATAATGTTACGCTGAATGTTTTTGATGGAAAAATCGTTGACAAGAAATTTGTTCCAAATGCAAGTCCGACACAGACTATCACTGTGCCAGTATCTAGTTTTAATTTTTAAGGAGCGATGGATGAGAATATTTAAATTATCAACTATTGTTCTTGCAACAGCAGTATTGATGGGGTGTGCATCCGTAGTTAGACCTTTTGGCAAAGTAGGTATTGGAGACATACCAAAAGTAACAGAGACTATACAAAAAGAAATTGATACACTACCTGCGCCAGACGGTCCTAAGATTGCAGTGGCAGTTTACGGATTTAAAGACATGACTGGACAGAGAAAAAACAGCACCACGCTGAGTTTATTCTCAACCGCAGTAACACAAGGTGCCGAAAGTTATCTAATCAAGAGTTTACAAGAAGCAGGTAATCGTCAATGGTTTACTGTAGTAGAACGTGTTAATCTTGACAACCTATTAAAAGAACGTCAGATGATTAAACAGACTCGTGAGATATACGACGGAGCTAATGCTAAAATGCTACCACCTTTGGCATTAGCTGGAGTTATTCTAGAAGGTGGTATTATTGACTATAACAGTAATGTCCTAACAGGCGGAACTGGATTTGCAGTTTTAGGAATTGGCCCATACACACAGTATATGCAAGATCAAGTGGTAATCAGTATGAGATTAGTCAGTGTACAAACCGGAGAAATATTAACCAGTGTTACTATTGAGAAAAATCTTTTGAGTACCAAAGACGGTACAACTGCTGTTAAATTTTACAATCAAGGAACGCGATCATTTGAGTTTGACAGTAGTCAAACTTTTAATGAACCAGGCAACTATGCTCTAAGGTCGGCAATTGAGCAAGGAATTATTGAACTAGTTAAAAGTGGAAAAAATCTAGGTCTATGGAAATTCAAGGAGAAACCTAATGAGTTGGTTCAAAAGGAAGCCCCACGTGAAGGAGCCGCCCAAACACCTTCCGCATCGTCAGTACAGCCCAGCAACGGAAAAAATGCTAGAGGAAGTAAAGAAGAAGGTAGTTGGAATGCTACCGACGGATCAGGCAACAGGATCCAAACAACAAAATAAAGTGAGACCGGTCAACAAAACCAGGAGCAAATAAAATGAAAAAAACACTATTAGCAATTATATTAGCCGCAACACTGCCGGCTTTTGCACAAACAGCACCTACTGCACCAACGCAGGCTAGTGCGCCCACGATTACTACAGCCAGTACCACACGCTTTGCAGCAGGCGTTACGGCTGCATTAGGTGCAAGTACAACTAACATTATCTATCTAGAGCAGACTGGATCTGCACCTACAGTCAGTATCAATCAAGACGGTAACAGTAACCGTGCTGGTGCTACTGCCGCAGGTGCTATTAACAGTATGATATTAGATGGTAATAATCAAGTTGTTACTATTGACCAAACAGGTAACAATAACATTATCGACACAATGAAAATCACCGGAAGTGATGCTAATGTTTACTTGCTACAGTCAGGTAACAGCAACACAGCCAATGTAAGTTGTGGATTGACAACAACCTGTGCAGGACAAGCTGGCCTTGATGAAAATGCATTGCTTGATTTAAGATTCACTGGTAACAGCAACACTGCAAATTATACCGGCAATGGTACAGCACTTCAAGCAGCAGCGTATGTTACAGGCAACGGTAATACACTTAACTTAGAACAATCTAGCTCTACCGGTGCTGGTCAACAAATGTTGATTAACTTGTCAAGTAGTGACAACAACACTGTTAACGTTCTGCAATCTAGTGCAAGCATGAGCAGTTTAGTATTGGCACAAAACGGTACAGGTAGTACAACATTCAATATTAGCCAAACAGGGGCATACTCTAACGTTGCTAATATTTCAGCCACAGCAGCAGGTGGTACTTTCAACATCATTCAGAAGAGCCGTTAATCGGAGGATGCTGTGAAGTTATGGGCCATTGCACTATGGTTGGTTTGCACCACTGCGGTTGCTGATATAGGATCAGTTGTTGATCTGTCGGGCACCGCAGTTATTAAACGTGGCAAAACAACCGTCGCTGTGGTCAAGGGCACTGTAGTAGAAACCAATGACAAAGTTGAAACTAAAAACGGTGTAGTCAACATCAAGTTTAAAGATAATACCACTGTTAGAATAACTGAAAATAGTGCATTGGTAATAGATGACTTTGTATACGATCCTAAAAATGCTGCGGGCGGCAAACTTAGCCTCAAAGCCGCCACTGGTACTGTACGTTATGTATCTGGCAATATTGCACACAACAATCCCAACAGTGTAAAAATTAATACACCCACTGCGTCTATCGCTGTTCGCGGTACTGACTTTGTTATGAGTGTTGACGAAACAGGCAAAAGCCTTGTTATGTTAATGCCTGCATGTGAAGTAAATCAAAGCATCAACTTAAAGGGAATGGTCTGTGGCAGTGGTCGCATAGATGTTGACAGCGGATCAAAAATAATTACATTAGACAAACCTTATCAGGCAACCATTGTTGAAACAGCAGCAACACCTCCCACTGCTCCCGTAGTAGTTAACTTAGCCAATACTGCAATTGGTAATAATCTATTGATTCGTTTACCGAGCACTATGTCAGGTGTTGGTATACAACAGGCTGCTCGTGCTGCTGCTGAAAAAACCGGCGATGCTAAACGTGACGATGACAAGAAAGACAACAAAGATCCTAGTTCGGCAGAAGCCAAGGCAACTAACGATCAACAGAAAAACAATCAAGAACGAACTTCTAGAGAGCGAGATGCAGAAGATCGTGCCCTATCATTACTAACAGAACTAAAAGATAGGGGTGTTGTGGTAACAGACAAAGCATTTGAAAACGAACATGTGGTTAGATACTACAAGAACGATAATCCAAACTTAAATCAATTGGGTATAGGCTATATGAGTCTAAGTGCTAATGGCAATAACTTTACCGCCATAAGTCTAACCAATGACAACAAGGTGTTGGTAGTTGTTACACAGGATAGAATTACTGATGCGTTTAATTTTGCCGGGGGTAACAGTAAACCACAAGGCAGTATCATTATTAATCAGAGTTACAGATGATAAGAAAACTATTTTTAATAATGTTGTTGCTGTGCTCTAATGCGTTTGCTGCTATTACTGATTTAAAACTTAGTACTGCACAGATATTCGATGTTCAGTGGAACATAAGCGGTGGCAGATTATATGCCAGCGGATTCAATTACATCTATGCGTCAGTAAACTATGCCACACAAACTACCAGTGCGGCACGATGGACTTTAGCACAGACGCAGGATGCTAACAGCAATGGTAGATATATTGGATTCTTCAACAGCACTACCAATCCTGGTACTTATGGTATGGCGGTGTTTAATAGTGACGGTACAAGATACAAAACAATCAACAATACAGGATCTTTCCGTGCCCTAGCAGATGGTGCTATTTTCTATAATGGTAATGGAATGTGGGGAACATTAATTACAACAGGGCAAGGATATAACAACGGACAAAGTGGTAATTGGGCAGTGACTCAAGACAACCCGAATAACGCACAATTACAGGCATACACGCCCCCTAGTTCAACTCCATTAGCAGCTGGACAAACTGCCGGAAGCAGTAGTCCAACAGTAACTGGTACTAGCACAACTAACAGCGTGTCTACGTCAAGTTCGAGTTCTAACACAAGTTCTGTTACTGTAACTCGTCCTACTACCACAGGAAATTTTAATGATGTGTTTGTTGGAACAACTACAGTAACTACGACTACAACTACTCCGGTTACTACTACAACCTATAGTGACGGTAGTACAACAACCAGTAACGGTAATCCTACCACAACTTCTAGCACTACTTACGTTATTACACCAACCTATGGTACAGCACCTGTTTATTCTCGCACTGCTCCTAACATCGGTGGCAACAGCATCTATATCAAACAGGTTACTGCTGGATCAAACAACTCTGTTACATTAGAGCAAGATGGAAATAACAATGCCATTACAGGAACTGACAGCGGTTGGGCAACGTTAAATGGAAACAATAACATATTAAGCATAAAGCAGTTTGGTCAAGGTAACATTGCAGGTGTTAAAATGAATGCCTGGGGCAACAATATTGACATTAAGCAACAGACTGCTAACGGTGGTGATGTCAACAACAATATATTCAATTTTGAAAGTGCTGGTAATGGTAATGCAGTCACTGCTCAACAACAGAGCAATAACAATACCGCTAGTGTAAAAACTACATGGGATATTAATACTGTAAACATTACACAAAAGACTGGAACAGGTAATGCAAGTTATGCTACATTAACAGGCAATTGGAACACTGTTAACAACACACAAGCCGGCAGCAACAATCTAAGCATTGTAAATGTCAGCGGAGACAACAACTCAGCAACAGTTAATCAAACTGGCACAGGACACAGTACTTTATTAAACTTAATTGGTAATAAAAACACTGTTAGCGTCACACAAACAGGTGTAGGAGATGCCTACACACTACAACAGACCTGTACAAATCCAGCAGGCTGCTCGGTATCAGTTATTAGAAACAAGTAAATTTTGCTATAAATAACTGATGCGATTCGACGACCTTATTAAAAAACCTGCCAAACCGCAGAAGCCATTGACCTATACAGAAAGTTTACAGGCTAAACTTGATGCAGAAATGGCGGATAAACCTGCTCCAAAATTTACAGCATTAGAATATGCTATGATGGAAGGTGGTCACAGTTTAGAAGAAAACTTTGCAGATGGTAAGAACCCGCAAGACAAAGGCGACAGCAAGCGTCACGGTGTTCCTACTAAATCGTCAGTAAGTACACTGCGTAAGGTTGCCAAGCAAGGTGGTCGAAAAGGTCAGTTAGCACATTGGATGGCCAATATGAAAGCAGGGAAGGCTAAGAAATGAAGATTCAAGAACTTTTAGAAGACTGGAACAAAGTCAACAAACAAGACAAGACAGATGGCCTTAGTCAAAAGGCTGTTAATGCTTATCGTAGAGAGAATCCAGGCAGCAAACTTAAGACTGCTGTAACTACTAAGCCTAGTAAATTAAAAGCAGGCAGCAAGGATGCTAAACGCCGCAAGAGTTTTTGTGCTCGCATGTCGGGTAACAAAGGCCCTATGAAGGACGAGAAAGGTCGTCCAACTCCTAAAGCCAAAGCACTGTCTCGCTGGAACTGCGAGGAATAAAATATGAAAAAAATATTACTAAGCCCGTGGTTGGCATTAATTACATTGGTATTGATAGCAGGTGTCAGATTTGCAGATCCTGCATTTGTTGAATCAGTTAGACTGCGATACTTCGATCAACTTATCATTAGCCAACCTAAACAAGACATTCCTGTACATACTGTTAATATAGATGAAGCTGCATTAGACAAGTATGGACAATTCCCTTTTCCTCGAGGACTATATGCTGACATTATTAAAGACCTATATGATAGAAACGCTGGACTTGTTGTGCTCAATATCCTCATGCCTGAATCAGATCGATTCAATCAAGATACTCAACTGGCCAAAGCCTTAGAAAAATATTCAGTGGTGCTGCCGCAGGTTGCCAGCACCACAGGCAAGAATAAGACGTTCGGAAGTGCTGTACAAATTGTAGGCGTTGACCCAGAAGGTAGTCTAGTAGAATATCCAGGTATTATCGCCAACGTTCCTATGCTAGAAGAACGTGCGGCTGGTGTAGGTGTTGTAAATACTTTTCCTGAAATAGACGGTGTTGTTCGTCGTATGCCGTTGCTAATACTAAGCGGAGAAACTGTGCATCCTGCAATCGGTTTAGAAACACTTAGGACTGCGGCAGGAGATACAAAAATACAAGTTAAGATTACAGACATGGGGGTTGAAGCAGTGCGTATTCCTAAACTGAATCGCATCAACGTAGATCCATTGAGTCGTGTATGGATTGATTGGAGCCAGCAACCCAAGCAACACAGTCTTGCCAAATTGCCCAAAGACTTCAACGGTGAAATCGTTATAGTGGGATTAAGTGCGGCAGGATTAGTTCAACCAGTAGCTACTGCTCGCGGCGAAATTTGGCCACAGGATATGCAGGCAAGTTTATTAGGTACAATGCTTAACGGCAAAACTATTCAGCGTCCAGGCTACGCAGATGACTTAGAAACAGTAGCTATTCTAATTGCAGGTATATTGCTATTATTTTTAACGAGGTGGACCTATGCGGGATTGGCAGCGACAGTTGTTATTATTGGCGGTGGCATTGCTGGCAGCATCTATGCTTACAGCAGTCTTTTATTCTTATTCGATGCTACTGCCTTTGCAGTTGGCACAACTTTGGTCGCTCTGCATGCCTATGGCATCAAGTTTGTAAGCGAGTTCCTACAGAAGAGTCAGATTAAGAAACAGTTTGGCAGTTACGTAAATCCTGTTATTGTTGAACGCTTACAAAAAGATCCTAGCTTTATCAAACTGGGTGGTGAGAAGAAAGATTTAACTGTTATCATGAGCGACATGCGTAACTTTACGGGACTAGGTGAGACATACGGTGATGACGTTGTGGCATTTACACAGACTATGAACCGTTACATGACTGCCATTGCGGAGCCTATACTGCGTAACAATGGGTGTTTGATCAAGTTCATAGGTGATGCGTCATTACACGTACACGGTGCTCCTATTCAAGAAGAACAAGATCCGGATCATGTGTTAGCAGGAGTGCGTACAGGTCTTGAAATGTTGCACGCTGTTGAGCTGTTTAATATTGAACTTACCAAAGAAGGTAAGCCCTTAGTAGGTTGCGGATTGGGTATCAACACTGGCCCTACACTAATTGGTAACATTGGTAGTAAGGATCGATTTGGTTATGACGTACTAGGCGACTCAGTAAGTTTAACTGCTCGACTAGAAGGACAGACCAAGAACTATGGTGTGTTGATCATCATTAGCGAGTTTACACAGGCTCGAGTAGGCGACAATTACTTTACAATTCCATTAGACTGTATTGCTGTTAAAGGTAAGACTATTGGCGTTAACATATTCACAGTGTTTTACAATCCAGATGCCACTGTGGCAGCAGATTGGATCATGGCTCGAGAGCATCATGAACTAATGTTAGAATATTATCGTCAACAACAGTGGGACAAGGCCATTACACTGTGCCAAGAACTTACAGGTGAGTTTGACGGCAAGATGGATCACTATTACGAATTATGGATTGAGCGTATTGCTGAGATGCGTACAAGAGATCTAGCCGCAGATTGGGACGGTACCTACAGAGCTACATCAAAGTGATAGAAGATGTTCTAGATGAATATGCCAGGCTTTGGATCCTGGCATATTATTGGCCTTATTTTGTTTTAGGAAACTCTGACAACATTAAAGAAATTAATCGTCTGCTGCTGCGTCGTTAATTTCTTTCTGTGTAAATTTTCTTTGAGGTATCGGAGATAGTTTTTTTTTAACGGGCTCGGGTTCTTTGTTTATAGATGCATCAGCAGCAATACGTTCTTTCTCAATGGTCTTGCCACGTAGTTCCATAACAGTTTCAACTTTTTGATTTAATCTGATAAGATCATTGTCTAACATTCTGATACGATCAATCAGTGCAATTAGTGTCCCGTTAGCTTGTCCTATAACAGGTTTGATTTCCGTGGTCACCCAAGTCCATACATAGTATATGAAGTAGCCCATTCCGCCAGCGGCCACAATAGGAAATCCATACTTGTTGACTATTTCAACTATATCCATATTACTTGTACCCCCTGTTAAATTTAACCACAGGATCAACTTTAACTAGTTCAATCCTGCCGTCTGTGTTTCTAACTTCAAAATGATCACCAGCACGCCATTCTAATTTGTCTATATTAATTTCTCTATCTAGAATTATTCGATCTTTTCGAAGATCCCAATCATAGTCCATGTATTTCATCGGGCATTTTCCACTGTGTTAAGAATAAGATAGACCTGTCGGTAAGCCTCTTCAATCATTTCTAACTGTTCTTCGCTTAATTCGCTCTGTTCAAAATTTACTAAATCTTTTGCCAGTTCAGTCTGTAGTTGTTTAATTGCATTCATTAATCTTTCCTTTGGTCGACTTGATCAGCACGAGCAATTCGATCATAATCGGGCTGTAAGCCCAACGCATGACTTACTTTAACATCGATACGTTGCAATTGATTAGTCATAGTATCAACCCGACTGTCTAGACCTTTAATAATGCCGCCCATTCCGTTTACGCTAGATGTCACTCCGGCTAAAATAAACTTCAGCGTTAGGAAAACAAAGTAGCCAGCAGCCATTGCACCGGCTATCGGAAATCCTAGTTCTGCTACTAATTTTAAAAAATCCATATCTTGCTCCGGTTTATTATATTTACAGTTAATGGTAAAATTAATATAGTAGTAGATAATTTTATTCTGTGCGTATATAATGTACTAAATATCTCAAAGGAACAGATCATGTTTAACAAGAATAGACCAGTGGGCATAGAAAGTATTAAAAGCTATGCCCAAAAAATTGAAAGTGGATTTTTAGAAAAATACCTAAGTGGTAAAAACATTCTAGAAATTGGATATCAGGGATACAATGCAGGACGTGAAGTCGTACCCATTGTAGAAAACGCCATTGGCATTGATCAAGGTTATCCAGGCTATGACGGATTACACTTGCCATTTGAAGATGCTAGTCAGGATGCAATTTACAGCAGTCATGTACTAGAACATATTCCGCACTGGGAACAAGCGTTACAAGAATGGTTCCGTGTACTAAAAGTAGGCGGCTATATGGTCATTGTTGTTCCACACTGGTTACTCTACGAAAAGAAGAAAGACTTGCCTAGTCGTTTTGCTGGAGTAGGGCATTTCCGTTACTATCTACCTAGCACCTTACTTGCAGAAGTACAAGAGGCACTCCCACTAGGTGAATGGCGCTTACGTCACATGTGTGACAACGATACGGGCTTTGACTACAGTTTACCTGATACAACACACAGCGAAGGATGCTACGAAATTGAGTGTGTGATTGAAAAGATTGCAGACCCAGCATACATTACACAGATGATGAACAGATGAAAAGAAACTTATTAATTGTATTAAGAACTTGTACCCGTGTTAACATGCTCAACGGTGAAAACATGGGCGGCCGCTATCACAAAGTACCTAAGCATGAGCTTGTAAATGTTTGCCTTAGCAGTATTGTAGATAGTATTAATCACTGTGAAGGGCACGATGTTAAGCTAGTAGTCTTAGATGACAACAGCACACCCGAAGCAGTTGCTGATTTTAAAATCATCCTTGCACAATGCAAATCGTCTACAGAGTTTGTAGCAGTAACAGGCGGAACTGGTGCTAGCTACACTTGCAAGAAAGTCTACGAAATTGTAGATCAACAGTGTACTGACTTGTGGTATCATGCAGAAGATGACTATCCGCATTTTCAAACTGCTATACAAGACATGCTAGATACTGTGTCACAGTTTGAAAGTATGACGGGCAAAATGATTGCTGTGAATCCACATGACGATGTTTATCGTTATACCGCACAAGTTTATCCTAGCATTTTGTTGTTTGGTCCCTACAGACATTATCGCACGGTAAAACATAGCACTTATACATGCCTTGCTAGTCGTGCAGTCTTTGACAAGTACCGCAAACACTTTGACGATGCAGCGGAATGGATTCTACGCAAAGATGAAAATGACACTATTAATCAAGTCTGGAACAAAGACGATGTTATGATGTTCAGTCCTATCCCTAGCCTTAGTCTGCACATTACATTAGAGTCGTTAAAAGATCCTTACATTGACTTTGAAGGGTTGTGGTACAGTATTCCGCAACTGTGGAAGCGTGGTGATCCTAGTAAGTACGCTATTGTTAGTATGTTCAATGAGCCGCACTACGAATTAGCAGAACATACTTGGACTAACAATAAAGTCAAGTATGCAGAACAACACGGCTATCTAGCATCAGCTAAACGAGATAACTTTAGTCCAGAAGCAGTACACTTTGACAAATTTACACACATTCTTGATACGTTTAATAAGAACCCCGATCTAGCATGGATATGGTGGCTAGACAACGATGCTATGATCACTAACTACAATCTCAAGATAGAAGATGTAATCGATGATAGCTATGATATTATTATGGCCACTGACATTGCCAGCCTTAACACAGGCAGCTTCTTTGTTAAGAACAGTGAAAATAGTCGCGTGTGGTTAGAGGACATGATCAGCAAACGCAAAGACTACCTCAACGATAAGAAATGGTTTGATCAACAGTGCGTGATCGACACCTATGTTACTTACAAGGACATCATCAAGTTGGTTCCTCAAAAGTCTATCAACAGTTATGACTATAGGATGTATAATGTACAGGGTATAGACATGTTAGGTAATAACGGACAATGGGAACATGGTGACTGGGTTGTACATTGGCCAGGATTACACAACGGTTTACGAATTCAGCTTGCAGAAAAGTTTGCTAAAATTACAAACAAGTAATAAACTTTATCAAAAGTAAATATAGGCATGACATATAAAGTATCTAGTATTCCTGAGACTCAAGACATAATTGGTTTTTTAACTTCTCAAGATGTATTTCCTGATAATTTAGTTAAAGAGTCGTTAAATGATTTTTCGTTTTATGAATTTTCTATGGACGAATTAGGATTACCTTCACCCCAAGAGTTACTAAATTCAGTTTTAAATATTAAGAATATTGTTGGGTTAAAAGGGTGGATGTCCGATGGAGTCGAAAGTCAGACTTATAAAGGTTTCAGTCTAACATATAATCCAGATTTTTGTGATGCTAACACTAGCATTTATCACCAAACTTGGGGTGCTGCTAATCTTTTACAAAGTTACGGAAGGGTGCGCGGCTTAGGAAATTTCTCTTCTATTAGAAATACATACTACGATACCTATGCATTCAGAAATCAAGCTCCTGTAATAGAAACAGAATTGGGCTATCTATTTGATCAATTTAGTTGTCCTTTATTAAGAAGTAGAGCGGCATTCTTGAAATTACACAGATGTTTAAATTCTGATGATAGTTGGCATGTTGACGAGCCTCCTTATCATATGTTCCGTATAAACATTCCATTACAAACTTCTAAAGAGCATGTTTTAGAAATAAACGGCAGTGATGAATATGGAAATCATATGCAAGCAATAAGACACTTAGAAGTTGGAAAAGCCTATATCTGGAATACTCGTATACCTCATAGAGTAACCATAACGGAACCTAATGTTAATCACAAGGATAGAATACATCTTGTTCTTGGATTTGGAACTTGGATTGATTATAACAAAGACGACGACACATTTTCTAAGTCACAACGATACGGATTATCATTAAAGACTATTATTGAAGAAAAATTGTTCTTAAAAAAGAAAGGAAATTAAATGAGTTTAGAAAAAGAAAAACAAATTATAGATACAATTAGAAGATGTCAACGAAATTGGGATCATTCTAAATCCATTCCGCAAGAACATATAGATCACTGGATTTACGTTGCACAACATTCTCCTTCTAAACAGGACGAGTCCTATTTCAATCTTTACGTGATTACTGATAAAACTAAAATTGAGTTATTGTCAAACCACACCTGGGGACATACAATGGAAATTGCCCCGGGCAATTTCACAGGTGTAACTAGAAATACGCAAATGTTTGCAAATGCCTATTTTCTTTTTACATTCAAACTTCCACCAACCATTAGAGAGATAAGACCAGACGGCCGCCTCTATAACCAAACCGGGCCAGAGGCTGAAGAAAGAAAAAGGAATGGGTATGTTGCTATAGGAATAGCGGCAGGGCTTATTGCCCAAAGTGCGGGGGATCTAGGATATAAAACAGGATTCAATACTAATCATAATAGTCACGCTCGAGGCGGCCCTGATCAATCAAAAGTATGGCACGAAACATTAGGTATCAGTTTGTCTGAAAATATAGTAGTTGGTCTAGGGATAGGGTATCCTGAAGAGGGAAAAGCTAGAAATGAACATAATGAAAAAGAGTTTTTAATTGGTATGCATCCCGGAATACGACATAATGTCAATGACGACTATATTATAATTAACGGAGAGAGACACCCTACTCCTAAGATTCATTACAACACTTACAGCGAAAAAGAAAAAATGATTCAGGTCACTACATTCTTTGAATAATAGTTTTTAAAAATGTTGTTAAAAAACAACACATAGATCTTGACAGGACTAAATAAACACTATACAATAGAGACTAGGTTGTAAGTTAGGTAGAGAAATTTTAGCCACTTTAAAAATAGTGGTTGACAAGAGAACTAAATAACTGTACACTAGAGACTAGTTAGGAAGAGAAGTTGTTAAAAACTTTTTGTTCAAAAGAATAAAAAGAGGTTGACAATGATGCTAAATAACTGTATAATTAACACATAGGCAGCAATGGTGCTGTCTATGTAAAGAAAGTTTTAAAGAGAAAACAAAATGCAATCGTTTAATAGACATCAACAATTTGATACGATGCCCAAACAGGCAGGCTTTAACGCCTCCAATTGGTTATCGATCGAGTGTGGTAGTCTGTCATATGATCGCACACCAGAGATTACCAGGGTCCGGGAGGGCTGGGATGTTTAAGTAAACAACTTAATACATTTCAAAACTTCAAGGACCCTAGGACTAACACTCCTGGGGTTTTTTGTTTTCCGCAAGGAAGAATGATAGATTTGAAAAGACAAGCAGAGTTTACTAGACAGCATACGCTAAGTCCGGAGCAATTTAAAAAATTGCTCGAAGACAAGATAGCTCGTGCTAAACAGTATTATGATGCTAGACTTATAAAGCGAGAGGTGCTCAAGGGTGCCGTCTGAATCGCAAAGTGTGAATATACAGGAAACGAGGTCCTGGCTCTGCACTATAAACACAGAGTAAACGGGCGGACTAGTGGATGGCTTATCCTTATGTGGATAAAAAAATACTAGTTATTAAAGCAAATTGGTACCTGCTGACTCTGAATCAGAACAGGACGCATAGCGTAACAGTTTGTTTTAATAAGCACTTTCGAAAGAGAGTGTTAAAAATTTGGAGCTTGTCCCCCATTGCCAGCTGTAACCTGGTAGCCATTATTAAGTGGGGTGGCTGGCAAGAGGTTCGATTCCTTCAGGCTCCACCAATTTTATCTCGCATTCGGTTAGCGGCTATGCCACCTGGTTTGGGGCCAGGATTTCGAAGGTTCGAGTCCTTCATGCGAGACCAAGTTTAAATGGAAAGTAATGCAGCGGGGTTGGTCCTGCGACCAGCCTTGAAAACTGGGTTCTCAGAAATGGGATGGGGTTCGACTCCTCTGCTTTCCGCCAAGACAATTGACAAATTCTACATAAGATTGTATAATTACATTATACGACCGTAAGTGGAATATGGCAGACCTCCCGTTATGCTCATAGCATAGGTCAGGGGAAGGGGCACATAACATAGTTACCGTGCTCTTGTAGGTTCGAGACCTACCGGTCGTACCAGTTTTAGGATCAGTTCAGCAAACTTAAAAACTTTTTTATTATTCAAAAAAACCAAAGTTGATCCTGTTTTATTATGTATCCCTAGTGTCAGCGGCAGCACGCCGGTCTCCAAAACCGTTAGGCTTGGTTCAAATCCAAGGGGGTATGCCAGTTTTAGGATGCGTCCAGCAAATCAAAAAATTCAACTTTTAATTGAAAAATAAGCATCCTGTTTTTTGTTCCCGGATTGTGTAATGGTAGCACAACAGACTTTGACTCTGTTAGCCTAGGTTCGATCCCTAGTCCGGGTGCCAATATTTTGTTAGACTTCTTAGGTGTGACTATGTTGTAATGGTAGCAACCTAGACTGTGACTCTGGTAGTACGGGTTCAAATCCCGTTAGTCACCCCTAAGTAGTTTATTCCTCTTGTAGTTAAATGGTATAACAGTCGGCTGATAACCGGCCATTACAAGTTCGATTCTTGTCGAGAGGACCAATTATGTAGCGGTGGCAGAGTGGCCCAATGCAATGGATTGCAAATCCGTAAAACCGTGAGTTCAAATCTCACCCGCTATTCCAGTTTATTGCCCTTGAAGCCTTTAATGGATGAGGTCCTGTCTTGTAAGCAGGGGAAGTCGGTTCGATTCCGGACTAGGGCACCAGGTTAATGCGTGGTTCGTTTAATGGTAAGATCACTGGCTTCCACCCAGTAGTTAAGGGTTCGATTCCCTTACCCCGCACCAGTTTAGGATACTTACAGCAAACCAAAATATTTCACTTTTTGGCTGTGAAAAGCAAACAGTATCCTGTTTAATAATGTTGTTAAAATACAACAAAAAATAGTTGCAAAGACTATTGACAAGGAGGTAAAACCTTGCTATAATTAACACATACACTAAGCAATTAGATGTAAATGTTCTTTAAAAATTTACAGTATAAGAAGTTCTTATACACATGCACACAAAAGCGTAGGCCACGCTGATGTGACGGAACACAGCCTTTGGTTTCAGAGGTTTGCAGGTTCAACTCCTGTTAGTGTGCAGTTGTATAAGAATTTTACTCCGGTCGTCTAGTGGCTAGGACGCCAGCCTTTCAAGTTGGAGAAGCGGGATCGAAACCCGTTCGGAGTACCAAGTTAATGGGAAGTTACTGTCACATATGGGAGACAGCAGTTTGTAACTCAAGCTGGGCAATGGTTAAACTCCATTACTTTCCACCAATATGCCGTTGTAGTCCTCTGGGTAGGGCACCTGATTGTCTATCAGATTTAGGCGGGTTCGATTCCCGTCGACGGCGCCAAGTTTATGGAGATGTAGGAAAATTGGTAACCCCAGTGGACTGTAAATCCGCCGCCCGAAAGGCACTACTGGTTCGACTCCAGTCGTCTCCACCAAGTATCTCGAAAGAGTTTTTGCACAAAGAAAAGTGTGCAGAGTAAAAGCAGTATAATCTAGCCATTGTCTGCTCAAACAAAACAAGGGTCCGAATATGCTTCGTTAGCTCAATTGGGAGAGCGCGACACTGTCACTGTCGAGGTAAGGGGATCGAAACCCCTACGAGGCGCCAAACACGCAAAGAGAATTCTTTGCTCCGTAGAATCCGAGCCAGGTGCACGGACTTGACTGTTAATCAATGACTAGCTGGGTTCGAGTCCCAGATACGGAGCAAAGAGTTTTTAATGGGGGCAGCAGAGGGCTGCGGAGTTGCCTTGCAAGCATCTTGTCTAGAGGGGTTCGATACCCCCGGCCTCCACCAAAGAATATGGGATTTGAATACGTACATATAGGACGAAACTGTGTGAAACTCACGCAGGCTGAACAGGTGAAAGCTCCTGTCAAATTCCACCAAGATATGGGCTGTTAGTGATAATGGGAGCACGGGGGCTTTGCACGTCTCAGGTAAGAGTTCGATTCCCGTCCACGGCGCCAAACAATAGCCACAATAGCTCCAATGGTAGAGCAGAGGACTGAAAATTCTTGTGTTGCTGGTTCGAGTCCAGCTTGTGGCACCAACAATTTGCCCCCGTAGTATAATGGATAATACTCTAGGCTACGAACTTGGTAATGGTGGTTCGATTCCATCCGGGGGCACCAACAATTTAATACCGGGTTAGCTCAGTGGTAGAGCAGCGCCTTGATAAGGCGTTGGTCGCAGGTTCGAATCCCGCATCCGGTACCAAAAACAGTTGACAACTACTGAAAAAGGTTGTATAATAGAAACTTAAACACAAAAGAGGTAATGACATGAAACGTTCAGGCAAACGATAGTGTCAACTTTAGATCCCGTATATGGTCTAAGGTTGGCACATTAAAGACAAATTTAATATGCAACAACCCTAGCTGGCGTTTAACGGTAGCGTACTCGGCTCTTAACCGATGAGGTGTCAGTTCGAATCTGACGCTAGGGACCATATATGGGATTGTAGTGTCAACGGTTTAGCACAGCGGACTTTTAATCCGCCAGGTCCCGGTTCGAATCCGGGCAGTCCTACCATATCAAAGCTCACTAGAACTAGTGTGGGCATCCGCTTCCTCACGTAGTGCAGGAGGCGTAACGGTTCGATTCCGCTAGTGTGTTTTGATATGGTAACGTAGCATAATGGTTGTGCAACACCTTCATACGGTGCCCGGTGTGAGTTCGAATCTCACCGTTACTACCAAACATGTCCCATTCATCTAGAGGCCTAGGATAGTACCCTTTCACGGTATTTACAGCGGTTCGAATCCGCTATGGGACGCCAAGTTTTGTTAGAGTGTCAGCAAGTAGAGTCACGCTGTTTAGGTTTCTTCGAAGGACTGAAACAGTAGAAGGTAGCGGGTTCGATCCCCGTCCGATCGGAAGATCGGAATACAGTTGGAGTATCGTCTGGACAAAGCCCAAGTGACGTATCTTGACCCTGCCGGCTTTATTACAAGGGAAAATGGTTGCGATATGAGGGACGCAACAACTTTAACAAATTCAACAATGCCCCTTTAGCCCAATTTGGTATGAGGCGTCTCTCTCAAAAGGAGAATCGTGTCGGTTCGAATCCGACAAGGGGTACCAAGTTTCGAGATAGACGTAGAAGTTGAGTCCCTTGTGCGCTAGGTCCCTATTCTTGAGACTGACACACCAGTAGCAACACAAGGTAGTATAAACTCCTTCATACGAGACAAGCCAATGAGTCCTTGAGAAAGATAGTTGGTCTCTCGAAAACCTATTCATGCCCTTGTAGCCCAATTGGTAGCAGGCAGTGGCCTTAGAAGTCATTCAGTCTCAGTTCGAATCTGAGCAAGGGTACCAAAGTTTCCGGAGCCTTGGTGTAATGGTAGCACACGTAGAAAGTGATCCTGACAAGGATACGATACAGCAGCCAATTCATTCCATTCATAAGGACGAGATCGGGGTTCGAATCCCTGGGGCTCCACCAATATAGTTCCTTAGCGTAGAGGTAGCGCGGCACCTTGACATGGTGTAGGTCACTGGTTCAATCCCAGTAGGAACTACCAACTATGCCCCTGTAGCCCAATTGGTAGCAGGCAACAGTCTTAAACATTGTCAAGTACCGGTTCGAATCCGGTCAGGGGTACCAAACAATAGTGAGTTGCCAGAGAGGCCTATTGGCGCATCTTGGAAAGGTGATGGTTCCGTAAGGGGCACGAGAGTTCGAATCTCTCACTCACTGCCACACCGCTTTCGTATAATGGATAATACGGCAGGCTTCTACCCTGCGAATATGGGTTCGATTCCTGTAGGCGGTGCCAGTTTCGGTCTTTGGTGAAATGGATATCATCTCGGTCTTCGAAACCGAGGGTGGGAGTTCGATCCTCTCAAGACCGGCCATTTTCTCGCTATAGTTCAACGGATAGAATAGAAGTTTCCTAAACTTTTGATCCCTGTTCGATTCGGGGTAGCGGGACCAATCTGCTCTTGTAGTACAATGGTAGTACACTGTCTTGGTACGACAGCGATTCAAGTTCGATTCTTGACTTGAGCACCATCAATTTTTTCTAGAATAATGTCAGTTAGACTTTTATGAAAATTAATTCCTAGATGTATTAAATCTCTAGCAAGGGTATTATTTTCGTTTTTAATAGCCACAATATCATCAATATAAACAAATTTAATATTCAACTGTTTACATAGATACTGAACAGCCATCATATTTTTCATCTTATTTAAATAGATATTTTCTTCAGTACTTAACCATTCTTTATATAAGTCTGGTTGTGATCCCCATCCTGGTGCTAAATTTCTAGCACTATCAATACCAAGGATCTCTATTCTTGCCGGATAAAGTATCGAAAGTACAACTATCTTAGGGCGCAACTTTTCTAAATAATGTAATGCTAATCTAAATGCAGTATCACTACTAGACCCTGCTATTCCTAAATTTAAACATTTAAGGTTTAACAAGGAAGAGACCTTAGTAGGAAATATATCATCCAACGGTAATCCAATACCCATGGTAATACTGCATCCTAAAAATAAAATGCTGTCTTCTTGTGTAAATTCTGCACTACGAAACCCTTCGCTATTAAAAGTATAAGATATAGATCTACTTGTCCATTTATTTTCTATTAATTGTTGAGGATTATTTTTTAGATTGATTTTGAATTGTTCCAATGAATCAGGAGTAATCCAATTTACAGAAGTGTTTTTACGTTTATAAAACGTATTAAAACAAGGTTTATTAATGTCCATGCACATATTTATATGAACATTTTTTACAAAAATTTCAAAATACTTATTGACAATCTGAGCAAAAGGCGCTATAATTATTACATAGTAGCAAACGATAGAGTTAGTTACTAACCAGCTCCTTAAAAATTTAAAGTTTCAATTTTGCTCCGATGGTGAAATAGGTAGACACAAACTAGTGTGTTTTCTGTGCGTTTAGTATAAATAAACACATAGGAGATCATTATGATAGATGTTACTGAATTCATTAATCGGAGTAGAGAAGATAGACGCAGTCACTTATGTTTAAGTGAACCGTGCTGTGAGCGTGGAGGTAACTCCACTAATCACAAAGGTGTATTAGCCCAGTATCTGGATACAACTATTCCTTCTGGAAGAATTTTATTGTGTCACGCTTGCAACAATTCTAAATGTAGTAATCCAAAACATCTTTATTGGGGCACGGATTACGATAACATTATAGTTGATGGTAGCGAGTTTAACACTCATAAGAGTCCTTGGGAACGAAGAGTTGAAAAATATGGATACGAAAAGGCTTGTGCTATGAATAGCAAAGTTGGCAATACTAACGGTTCAGGCAATAAGGGGAAACCCAAAAGCGAAGAGCATAAGAAAAAGATTGCGGAATCTATCAAAAGAAAGTATAATATTAACAACAGTTGATATTAAATGCGAGAGTGGAGAAATGGTATACTCAGAAGACTTAAAATCTTCCGCTATAATGGCATGCGGGTTCGAGTCCCGCCTCTCGCACCATACGCTTAATTAAGCACCATTAATTGAATCCTCTGCAAGCACAGAGGTTTGATTATACGTTATGTAACCTATTCAATAAACCGTCAACTCGAGTAAAGCGTGTTGAGGATAGGCATATAGTGTAGAGGATTCAACTAATGGAAATTTGGTGCGGTCCTATAATGGTATTAGAGCGGATTGCTAATCCGTCGCTCGGCGTAATCCGGGTTCTGAGTTCGAGTCTCAGTCGCACCGCCAAACATACATGCCAGCGAGACTTGGTAGTCAGAGAGGCCTTATAGACCTTTTAGCGCCAGATTAGCGTTCTTGAGAGGGTTCGATCCCCTCCGCTGGTACCAATGATTGATGCGCCTATAGCTCAGTTGGTCAGAGCAGAGGACTCATAATCCTTTGGTCCTAGGTTCAAGTCCTAGTGGGCGCACCAAGTTATTAAAATAGAGGTTGACAGGATTATAAATATCCTGTATAATAAAAATTTGCCCCGGTGGTGTAATGGTAGCCACGCTGGTCTTAGAAGCCAGTGCCGAGAGGCGTGTCGGTTCGAGTCCGACCTGGGGCACCATATTAAAACACATACAGATCCGCCCTCTAGTAGGGGAGATAGCGACTAGCGTTGAAGGACTGTTTAAATGTGTTTTAATATGGGCTGATAGTGATAATGGGAGCACAGTGGCTTTGCAAGCCTCGGGTGGGAGTTCGATCCTCCCTCGGTCCACCATAAAATTTTTTAAGGAATAAAATGAGAGCAAGAACAGGTTCAACTTTTAGGTTGAGTAAAAGAGCAAAGACTATGATAGCATTGATGAGTTTTAAGAACGATCAAGACCGTCATGGATTCAAAAATGCAATGATAGATGCTCAAGTGGCTGCGAACATTGTTCCGCGATCCTCTAAAGAGCGAGACGCAAAGTAAAGTATATTCCCTGGTAGCTCAGCGGTAGTAGCAGCAGACTGTTAATCTGTTGGTCGCAAGTTCGATCCTTGCCCGGGGAGCCAAATTTTTTAAACCAACGAAAGTAATAGATGATTAAAGTTATTAAAGTTCCCTTTTCTCCACAGAACATCGACACAGACAAATGTGTCGAAGCCGTGGGCAATAGATTTGATCTAGTTCTGATTGCCAGTGCTCGAGTTCGCGAACTGCGACGTGGTCATGCCAAGCAGGTTAGTGGAACTAACAGTGCTACTATTACTGCCTTGCAAGAAATCGAAGCAGGCAAGATTGGTAGAGAATATCTTAAAAAGGTTCGGTAATGTCAAAAGGGTCGAGGCCGCGTCCTTATAGTGTTAGCCAGAATACATTTGCTAACAACTATGACGCTATTTTTGGAAAGAAAGATATGCAAGTAAGAGTAAAAGAAAATGCAGATGAGATTGGAAAATGCGGTTGTGGTCGTAGTCCGACTGGTAAGTGTGTCGGTTGGCATGGTCTAACAGAAGCTGACTTTCAATCAAAGCTAGCATCATATCTAGCAGATGAACAGTCAAAGAATGTAAGTGATTCCACTCAGGGCGGTTAAATATATTGCGCCCTGTTAGCACAGTGGCAATGCGCCGCTCTTGTAAAGCGGAGATCGTCTGTTCGATTCAGACACGGGGCACCAAGTTTTTAGGTTAATTACAGCTATCAAAAATATGCCGACTGCTAGGTCATTAAACTAGTATTAACCTGTCGAACACCCGGTTTACTGTTTTTACGTTATAAAACAGCGTCCCTGTAACGATAGACCAGGGGGTACACTAGGACCTGACCTCACAGTCCCCATTTCAGGGATACTGGAAACTGCCTAGGGTGAGGATTAACAGCCTTTCCAAAAGAAGAAAATGTTATGGACAGAGTAACAGCTCAGTCTAGGGCTCATGTGGTGTGAGTAGCTAGACACTTTATTGAAATACATTTAGCCTAAACCATAGGTTGGGAAGATGGGATGCACACCACCCGAGTGAAACGTGATAAATGTATTTTAATAAAGTATGCGGGGTTAGTTTAGTGGTAAAACGAGATCCTTCCAAGTTCAAGTCGCGAGTTCGATTCTCGCACCCCGCTCCAAGTTTTGTAGAGATGCAAGTGCCAATCTGAGTTATAAACTCCCCGGTGCATCCCGGCTATGCTTAGATATTGGCTCTAGGCTTACTACAGTTTTTATTTGCCTCGTTAACTCAGTGGTAGAGTGACGCTTTTACACGGCGTAGGTCGGCAGTTCGAAACTGTCACGAGGTACCAAGATAATCGGTGTGTAGCTCAGCTTGGTAGAGCTCTGCGTTTGGGACGCAGTGGTCGCATGTTCAAATCGTGTCACACCGACCATAAATACAAAAAAGAATTCACCATGGCACACGGTGTATAATAGGATAAGTAGTGTGGCAAAGAATATAGCGGGCAGGGCGGCCACCACTCCAGTCTCATAAGCTCGGAGCATCCCAGGTTCAAATCCTGGGCCCGCATCCAATTTTAGGATACATGCAGCAACGTCTTAAATGACATGTTGGTTCGATTCCAACTCCACGCTTTTGCGTAGATCGCTCAATGGTAGAGCAATGGCTTCCAAGCCATCGAAAAAGGTATCCTGTTTTATTTTGTTATTCCGGACGCCCTGAAAGGGGAGGTGGTATCGAGCAGTGCGGCAGTATAGCTGCCATGGCGTCGTGAGGTTGTAGAACAATAAACTGATAAAATCTACAATATAACAAATGGTTTGACCATTTAGGTTCTTTTCAGCAATCTTATTAAACTTTCTGTAAAAAAGACGGGCCAGGTTCGAATCCTGGGCACTGCTTGGTCAGCGGTGTTGGTGTAGTGGTAGCACATAAAATGAGAACCTGTTAACTAAAGGAGTAGACATGAAAGTAAAAGAAACGCTTGACAAAGCATACGGTAATGTCCCAAAAGAAATAACTCCTAGTTTCGGAATGGATTGGCCTCCATCATTCCGCGGAGTTAAATACTACTGGCTAAAACTAGTAAGAAAATTCACAAGATAAGCGGGTATGATGTAATGGTAGCCTGTGACCTTGCCAAGGTTAGAGCCCGAGTTCGATTCTCGGTACCCGCTCCAAATAAGCCCTACTTCGGTAGGGCTTTCTCTTGACTAAATGTTGAAAAGAAAGTATAATATATAGATGTATAAAGTAAAAGGTAAAGATATAATTTCCGAAGTTGCTTCATTAGAAGAAGCAATGCACACTGCCAAAGAGATGAACGAGTTTGTGTCTATCACAGGACCAGATTTTGAAATCGTAGGTATGTTCGGTGTAGATAGCGTGAAGGATGGGCTGTGCCCAGATGGTGTTGCCTACGATTGGAACAAAGCGAGCCGTATTGGCGGCATGAAGAGAGAAAGAGTTTAACGTGGCAAAGGCACAACCAGAACACCGAGACAAACTAGGACGAATGTTGGCAGTGGGCGATGCTGTCTGCTATCCTAGCCACAATAGTCTAGAACTAGGCACTGTAAAGAAACTTAATCCTAAACTGATTACGGTTATCGAAGCAGGACGAGGTGCAAGTAAATGGTATACTGGTAGTAACAAGTATCCTGGAGATCTTGTCAAAGTTGACGGGCCTGAAGTTACGATGTACCTTTTGAGGATAAATTCTTCTGCTTAGCCAAATGCAACCGGGCCTCTAGTTCCTGAGCAACAATATAGTCAGTTGAAGCTAATCTAGCCAACCAACCTAACATTAGACCCTTTTGTGCCGCCAGTGTTTCTCCTTTTGTAGGATACGTATAGTGGTTCAGTAGTTCGTTTAAATCGTCTAACTTTTCTTGGATTCGAGTTTTGGGATTGACCATACTATTATTTACTAGCTTGACTAAGTGGTAAAGTTATGCTATAATTAGAAAGAGTTTAAAAGGAGAACCACATGCCATGGATTGAAAATGTAGCAGCCGCTGATATACCAACTAGGTTTCATCATGAGGCAGGTGAGAACAGTATGCTGATCAGCATTGTTGATCCGGCCAGCTGGCGCCCTGTGCCCGCACACAAGTTCAAAGAGATTCATAATTTTGAATTTCTAGATGTGGAAAAGAATGATGTTGTTCTTGAAGAAGCCATGCGGTGTAGTCAAGAGCAGGCTAACGAGCTTGTTCGACTGCTACAACATGCACTAGCCAACCGTATGAATGTAGTTGTTCACTGCTTTGCAGGCATTTGCCGTAGTGGCGCAGTGTGCGAAGTTGGAGTCATGATGGGCTTCGATGACACTGGTCGATTCCGTAGTCCTAACCTGTTGGTCAAACATCGCATGATGAAGTCTCTGGGTTGGACTTATGATGAAGATGAAAAGCCAAATGTAGATGATTGGCGAACTTTTAGGAGTGTAGATTAAATGGCAAAATGTTATCAATTGATTGGAGTGCCTGGTTCAGGTAAAAGTACTTGGGTGGCTGAACAAGACTGGGCGTTAACCTGCTCTTGTATTAGCACAGACAAGTGGGTTGAAATCTACGCAAAGGAAGTAGGACGCACCTACAGCGAAGTGTTTGTAGACTTTATGCCCACTGCTGTAGACCTTATGGCCAAGGAAGTTGTTGCGGCTCGTGAAATGAATCGAGATATTATCTGGGATCAAACTAGTACTACTCTTGCAAGTCGTACTCGCAAGTTTAACATGTTACCTGACTATGAGCATATTGCAATAGTGTTTAAGACACCTGAACACAAAGAACTTATGCGCCGATTGATGAGCCGCCCTGGCAAAGAGATTCCGGATCATGTTATTGCCAGCATGATTGCCAGTTGGGAAGAGCCCACTGAGGAAGAAGGGTTTAAAGAAATTTGGTATGCCAGTTGACGGTATAGGTCACTGGCTGTATAATAGGAAATAATATGAAAACTTGGATTACTTCGGATCTCCATTTCGGGCACAAGAACATCATGAAGTTCTGTCCACAAACACGAGCACGATTCCGTGACGATGTCGGCTATATGAATAGCGCAATGGTAGAAGAATGGAATGCCAAAGTGGAGCCAGGTGATTTAGTCTACATCTTAGGCGATGTAGCGTTTATGTCAGGAAGTGATGCTGGACGAATGATGAATCGGTTGAACGGAGATAAGATCCTTGTAGAAGGCAACCATGACCGCAAGACCCTAATGGATGTAACATTCCGCGATGCATTTGTTGAAGTACATAAGTATTTGGATGTTACCTATGACGGACACAAGTGCGTGATGTTTCACTATCCTATCTATGAATGGGATCAGATGCATCGTGGTGCTCTGCACTTTCACGGTCACTTGCACGGTGGCACTACAGGGATGGAAAAATATCGTTGCATGGATGTGGGTATGGACTCAACTGGGGAAATTGTAATCACCATGGATCGGGCAGTTCGTATGATTAAAGATAACGAAATTAAAGGGCATCACTAAATATTTGCATGTTCAACAAATTTGTTAAAATGTTCAAAGATCCCGAACAGGGCACAGTAAAGCTCAGTTTCATAGCGTTAAACGAAAACGATGAACCCTATGAGGACGTTGCTACTATGCCTTATCATGACGAGTACATTCGGGCGGACATAGAAGCCAAGTTCAAAAAGTTCATGCTACTGCGTAAGCATTTGGTTGTGGAAATTACCGTTTTAGAAGTAGTCAAAACTAGTACTTGAGTTTACAGTTTAGATAAACTTTAGTACACAAATCAGCACCGAAGAACGTTTTACAGCGATTCTTTTGCGCTAGATGCACACAAGCTCATAAGAATCTAGTTTGCTATTCTGGTTGACACGCCCTGCTTTCAATGTTATAATATACACTTATTAGCAAGGAGAGTAGCATGGAAGCACTAATTGAAATGCCAGTTATTAGAAATCACATTACATATCCTTATGTAATTTCTGATAATTTGATTGATCTAAGTATATTAGATGCCATTGAAAAATATTGTAGCCAACAAGGCACAAATCCTGCTACAATAGGTAATCGAGATCAAAATAAAGATATTAGAATATCAGAAACAAAATTTCATTTTATCAACGATGCTAATGGGTGGATTTTTGATATTTTAGAATATGTTGCAAATATTATAAATGATAAGAATTTTCAATTTGATTTAATTGGATTTGATCGATTTCAGTATACTGTATACAACCAAATTGGATCACATTATGCATATCATACAGATATGGCATTTGGTTTAAGTTCAGCCGTTGAGTTGCGGAATCCAAGAAAACTATCATTTAGTTTAGTACTATCGGATAATACAGATTATACAGGAGGTGACTTTGAAATAATTACTGACAATGTCGATGCTCCAATAATTATTCCGCAAGAAAAAGGAAGAATTATATCATTCCCGTCATACATTCATCATCGAGTAACACCATTGACCAGTGGGGTTCGTAAATCAATTGTATTCTGGGCAGTGGGTCCAAAATTTAAATAAGATGTCAAATCCCGGTTGACAGCATGGTAAATCCATGCTATAATATATACTTATTAACAAGGAGAGCAGCATGGAAGATTTTACAATGGATCTCAGCGGATTTGATGTAGTCCGTAAGGCGCAAGTCTATGCCATGGCTGCTCACGCCGCAGTTGGACAGAGGCGTAAGTACACTAACGAACCCTACATTGTCCACCCGGCTGAAGTTGCCAAGATCGTAGCAGGCGTTCCAGGTTCAACTCCGGACATGGTGGCGGCTGCTTGGTTGCATGATGTTGTGGAAGACACTGGTTGTACTTTTACTGACATCCATATGGCTTTTGGCATCGACATTGCTACCTTGGTTGGATGGTTGACTGATGTTAGTCAACCACATGATGGCAATCGTGCCCACCGCAAGGCAATAGACCGTGCTCACACTGCCGAAGCTCCCGCTGAAGCACAAACCATCAAGTTGGCAGATTTGATCTCTAACAGCCGTAGCATCATGGCTCACGATCCTGCTTTCGCCAAGACCTACTTGGAGGAAAAGAGATTGTTGTTGGCTGTGATGACCAAGGGTGACGCAGGGTTGCACGCCGAAGCCAGCCGGTTCGTAGGTGTATGATTGATTTAGACGTTAATAGTTTTTATCCGCATACTCCTATGAACTGGTTTACTAAACGACCTCGGACTCTCGAAATGCGAGTGCGTGAAGAACTTGCTCCCCAGAAATACACTGTGTATTATTCAGGCGGTGATTGGTGGGAAGAAAAGGATGCTATGACAGAGTGGTGCTCGAAGCAGTTTGGACACAGAAATGACGGATATAACAATCCTCGTTGGAGTCCTGGACCTTTTGAGTATAGATTCAAAAACGAAAAGGACGCTATGTTCTTTATGTTAAAGTGGGGATGATATGAAATTCTTTTGGGGCGAGACTAAAGGGCTCAAGGCAGATGTCGAACGTCATCGTGCCCATGAAGCCGAACTGGATGCTAAGATAGCAGAGTTGGAAGGCAAGGAAGATCCTATGAGCATTGCCTCATTGCGAGTATATCGTCGCTTCCGTGCCCAACTGCTACAGAGCAAGGCTGATGTTGTAACCAAGATTGGAAAAAAGAAATGAACGAACAAATTAAAGAACTTGAAGACCAGGCTAGTCAATATGCTAGTCGGGAAACGACTGACTTAGATGAATGGGAATTTATTTTCCGTAAAAAGTTCGCCGAGTTGATTGTGAAAAAATGTGCTGCCATTGCCAGCAATACTAACTTGGAAGATGTTGATGGTGGAGATAGTGCTGTGCTAGGCGCCGCCCGAGAACAGATTTTAGAACATTTCGGAGTTGGAAAATGAATGAACGAATTAAAGAACTTCAAATTCAGGCTGAGGCTGCTGCCGATGAGATATTTGACCGAAAGGGCAAAATGTACGGCGAGATAGTAATGGAAAAGTTCGCCGAGTTGATTGTGCGGAAATGTATTAAGGATTGCCGTGATATGTTCGTAGTTGATAGTGTCAGTTGGAATCTCTTAAATGAAAAATTAGAACATTTCGGAGTTGAAGAATGAACATCCAAACCGTAGCAAGTAATCTGCGTAACACAATCGCCGGCAAGGAAATGCTGTTGGAGACCTACCGGAATCCCAGCATCCTGACCAAGTCGATCCGAGAGACTATGGCTCATATGTTGGAAGTCAATATTGCCGAACTCCGGCGTATCTTGCAGGATGTGGAACAGTGTATTGAAAAGGAAACAACATGACAGACTTAGAAAAACTCGAAGCACGAATTGAAGCAGTTGACACAGCCATTGCCAGTGTTAAAATGGCTCTGGGTGTGGATCGTAAATTGGGACATGATAAACATCCCAATGGTCACTACACTAAAGCGTTGGCAGAACTTATGACTATCCAGTCAAGTTTGAACGCATTACGAATTCGATTGATTGCAGTGGGTAGATAATTTGGACAAACCAACTCTTGACAGGGTTGGTTTTTTCTTGTATAATATATACATACAGACAAACACACTACTGAAAGGTTTTACATGATTCTCAACAATGCTCCAGTTAACGAAGCTATTGTTTCTAACGTAGCAGAAATTGGCGAGTTCCGTATTCGCAATTCTGCCAAAGCGTTCAGCATTTTGAGTTCGGGCTTGTATGCTAACAAGATCCGTGCTATCATCCGCGAATTGAGTTGCAATGCTGTGGACAGCCATGCAGCCGCAGGTAAGAAAGACACTCCGTTTGATGTGCATTTGCCCAACACATTGGAGCCGCACTTTGCCATCCGTGACTACGGCACTGGCTTGAGTCATCAGCAAGTTACCCAAATCTACACCACTTACTTTGAAAGTACTAAAACAAACTCCAACGAGTTTATTGGTGCGCTGGGGTTGGGTTCAAAGAGTCCGTTCAGCTACACTGACAACTTCACTGTGACTGCTATCCAAAACGGCGTTAAGGGTATCTACTCAGCTTTTATCAACGGGGAAGGCGTGCCCAGCATTGCCTTGATGATGCAGGAAGCTACAGAAGAGCCTGCTGGTGTTGAAGTTAAGTTTTCCGTCAACGATCGTTACGACTTTGACAAGTTCCGACAAGAAGCTCGAGTTGTCTACAAACACTTTGCTCTCCGTCCGGTTGTTTCTGGCAGTTCCGATTTCCAGTTTGTTGATGCTGAGTACGAAAGCCGCGACATTGTTCCCGGTGTGCATAGTTTCAAGGATCGCAGTAACAGTGCAGCCATTATGGGCAATATTGCTTATCCTATCGAGGTGCCTAACGCTGACGGATCTATTCCGCCTGAGTTGAAGCAGTTGCTGGTCTGCGGTTTGGAAATGCACTTTGGTATTGGCGAACTGGACTTCCAAGCCAGCCGCGAAGGCCTCAGTTACATCCCATCAACTGTTGCGGCTATCAAACGTAAATTGGAAGCAGTCAATGCGGCGTTGACTGTGGTCATTGCCAAGGAAGCAGATGCTATTGAGAACCTGTGGGATCGTGCTGTGTTCTTGTTCAAGAAGAAAGAGCATCGACTGTGGACCGCGGCTGTGAGCAAGTATGCTCAAGACACTGCTTTGCCTACTTATGACGACAAACAGTACAACCGTTTGAAGCGGTTTGAGTTTAAAGTAGAGGACTTGGCTGCTAACTATAACATCCAGATTCGACAGTTGCATCAGACTCGTCATAACAAGGCTGTGACCACTGGTAAGAGCACTACAGAGTACGCTCCCGGACATGCAAAAAATGCTGCCGGACATTACATCACTTGGCAAGAATGGCATGTGCAGGTTGATGACGCCAGTCACTTCATCATCAATGATTTAAAGACCGGTGCCGGCGAACGTGCTCGTTATCACTATCGTGAAACTGGTTGCGGTGTTTACAGCCGTGCTATCTGGATTTTGGAAAAGGCAGACAAGACTAAGGACATGGATACCAAGTCTTTCTTTGCCGCTATCCAAGAACCTCCGCTTGCTCGTCGCTTTGTCGCAAGTACCTTGAAGCAACGTGAACGTGAGAACATGGGTAAGAACGTTTCAATTCTCAAGTTGGAACGTCGTGGTGGCGGTGGCTATCGTCGTGATGAGCAAGATATGGTCTGGCGTGCCGCAGGCGATACTAGCAAGTTTGTCACTACAGAAACCTACTACTATGTACCATTGAGCGGCTTCACAATGCTAAGTGCCAAAGGCTATACTAGCGGTAAGGACATGCATGAAGATGTCAAGAGCTTGCACAATTTGTTCAATGGTGAAATCTATGGTGTGCGTAAGAGCGACATTGAAGATATCAAGAAGAAGCCAAACTGGAAAAACTTTGAAGAACACATTGTTGATCAGTTGGCTGCTAAGGACAATTCCAAACTGTTGATGAGTTTGGTTAAGAGTGCATTAGAGGGGGCCGATGTTATCAACGGCATCCACAATAAAGATATTTTGGCTGAAATTGATGCCAACAGTCCTTACGCTAAACTGGTTTCAGTGTTTGTAAAGGTTGACAAGTTCACAGGAAACCGCTACAATATTGATAGACTGTTCCGCAAGTTTGCTCCTACAGCTAACCTTAGCCCAGAAGCACTTGTGACCAAGTATCAAACAGAACTCAACACAGTTAACAGCCGTTATCCGTTGTTGACTAGTTTGAGTACTTACCGCGTAGAGGCAAGCGATATTGCCGAGTATGTAAATTTAATTGATGCAAAGAAAGGTATTTAAAATGAGTTATCCGTTTATTCTTCAAGGTTCGAATGTTACTGTCGTTATTGACGGCAAACCACATACGATTTCTAAGACCCACGTCACTTACCAAAAGGTAGTTGATGCTATTAAAGCACAAGACTGGGACACTGTTAAAAACATTATTGACCCAGTCAAGGTTGTGCTGAACTACGGTGCTGGCAACATCTCTGTCAAAGGCGAACAACTGTTCTGGAAAGGACAACCTTTTGCAGGTGTATTGGCAAGCCGTATGATTACCATGTTGCAGGATGGCTTTACTATTGAGCCAATGGTTCTGTTCATGCACAACTTGATGAAGAACCCTTCAAAGCGTTCAGTAGATGAACTCTATGGCTTCTTGGAAAAGAACAGTTTGCCCATCACTCCCGATGGTTACTTCCTTGCCTACAAGAAAGTACGCCGAGACTTCAAAGACATTCACAGTGGTACTATGGACAATAGCCCGGGTACTGTTGTCGAAATGGAACGCAACGCTGTTGACGACAACAAGGATCAAACTTGCAGTACTGGTCTCCACTTCTGCGGTTTGAGTTACTTGGACCACTTTGGTGGTAATGACAGCCGTGTGGTAATTGTTAAGATTGATCCAGCTGATGTTGTTTCAATCCCAAGTGACTACAATGGTGCCAAGGGTCGTGCTTGCCGATATGAAGTTATTGGTGAAATGGGCGGTGAAGCAAGGGATGCTTTTGACAAGCCTGTACAGAGCAATGCCAACAGTACTGAAACTGTACGTGCGGCTAAGCCTGCGCCAGAAGTCCGAGTCGGTTCAAGTATCCATAAGCGTGGTTATAGTGACGGCTTCTCTGGTGCAGACTATAGCAATTCATACAACTATGGTTCCAGAGAACACAATGCATATGACGTTGGATACGAGGCCGGTGTGGAAGATCGCGAAAACGGTGATCCAGCACGGTATCGTTATGTGCCACCAACTGGTTGGACTCGCAATACTGATGGTAAGGTGACACCACCTCCTGGAACTGTGTTTAGGGCACAAGGCAGTGATTGGCCTTTCCCAACTAAAGGATAATCAAAATGATTAAACTTTGGTTTGCATTTGCTATCCTTGCTGTTCTGATACATTTTGGCATTCGTGCTATGAGAAATATGGAAGGCAAGGAACAATTGGCCTTGACAAAAAGCATAGGCTATAGTATACTTGTATCACTGGCAGCAGTAATGTTGATGACAGTGCTTGTAATTCTTTTTTAAGGTATTGTATGATCAATGATCGTTGGCTAAGGCCCTTGTATTTTGCTTTGGGTTTTGTTGTTTGTTTTTATCTTTTTTCCACTGGAGTTATCTAAATGATGCGTTTTATTAAAGTTGGTTTGGTTTTGACCGCAGTTGCTCTAACTAGTGCTTGTACTCGTATTGAGACTGGTGAGGTCGGTGTGCGAGTTGGTTTTGATAAACAGGTACAACCAGGTGAGTTGTTGCCTGGTTCGTTCAATCAGACATTCATCGGTGATGTGCTTACATTCCCGGTCAAGGATGTTAACGTGGTCTTGGAGAATATGACTCCGGTGGCCAAGGACAACTCAACCATGAAAGACTTTGATGCTGTAGTTGTTTACAACATCAATTCACAGAATGTTGCCGAACTTTATTCAACCAAGAACAAATCGTTCCACGCTGAATTCAAAGGTGACACTTATGTGATGTACAACTATGTGGTTCAGAATGCTCGTAATGCTATCTACAAAGCCGCACGAAAGTACGAAGCATTGGATATGGCAGACAACCGCACTGACATGGAAAACTACATTAAGGAAGAAATTGTTCGCAACCTTTCTGAAGAAAAGTTGGACGGTTCCATTATGATCAGTCAGGTTATGATTCGTAATGTACTGCCAAGTGATACTGTTGTTGAGTCGGCTAACGCATTGGTTCGTAGTAAGAACGAACTCAAGCAGAAGGAAGTTGAAGTTAAGACTGCCGAAGCTGAAAGCCGTCGTATGGCAGCACTTGCAAATAACTCAGGTGCTAGTATTGCATTCATGCAGGCACAAGCCATGTTGAATATCTCAGAAGGTATCAAGAATGGACAAGTACAGACCATTGTTGTTCCAAGCAACTTCAATGCATTGATGATGCCTAAGTAATTAGACAAAAAGAAGAACAAGGGCTGTCACGGCCCTTTTTCAGAGAAAGCATAGTGTATATCACAAACAAATACGATTCAATCCGACTGCCCAATGAACCAGGCATGTTGGAATGGTTGCAAGAACACTATCCCTACTCAGGATATAAGGTGGTAGAAAAATGAAAATCGAAAACGCTGTGGGCACACGAGGATTTATTCTGGACACACTGAACGGATATGTATTCCGTGTATATCACGACAAAGGTGGATTCACGGACTATGACCTGCGTCATGGTGATTTAGAAGTTACAATAGTAGATGAGGATGCTTACTTCTACCCTAATGACAAAGACGGCGGCACATTGGACTATAGTCCAGAAACACAGGGGCTTGATATAAAATGAAAGACGAAAGTCATTTACCAGTAAGTGAACAGAGTCTTATATTCCGCCTACGCAAGCGAGCAGAGATTCGCAGACAGATCAAAGACCGTAAATCAGTACAGGAAGGCACGCCAGACCGTATTGCAGATTTGTTAGAAGAAGCAGCCGATGAGATTGATCGATTAAATAGTACACAATGAATGATATCGATAAACTTATTTTTCTCAAAGAAGAAGAGATTCAAAAGTACAGACTTGCATCAAAAGATTTTCCCGTAGAACTAAGAAGAAGATTTTCTGTACATTATATTAAAATGTTAGAAGATCAACTTAATAAATTGCGGCTACAAAAATCAAAAGCATCTAATTAACTCTATGCCTACAATTCATATATTAAGCAATCCAACCGGTCCTGTTCATATTAATAACAGGACCGATCCCTTTTCTATAGCGGTAATAAAATTTATCAACAACATGATGCCTCTAGGATGGGACTGTATCCATTACGGTATAGTGGGCTGTAAAGTAGATTGTGAAACTGTAATTTGTTTAGATGAGATATACCCACACAGAAATTCTTGTATAGACAAATACAATATAAGAGCAGCCGGTGAAATTAAATCCCGAAAATCTCCCGGAGATATTATAGTTTGCTTTCATGGTTGGGAAAATCAAGTTGCCGCCGAAGCCAATAACGATCTTATTATCATCGAACCTAGCATAGGCTACGACACTAAGGCAGTGTTCGCACCTTATAGAGTATTTGTCAGCTATGCCCAAATGCACATGTTCTACGGTGAGAGAAAGATGTTAATGGCTCCTAGCTGGTATGACGCTGTTATACCAAATGCATTTTCACCAGACGAGTTTGAATTCTCTAAGGCAAAGAAAGATTATATTCTTTACTTTGGTAGAGTTATTGAAAACAAAGGTCTTAATATTGCTATACAAGCTACAAAAGAAACAGGACATAAATTGATTGTAGCAGGTCCCGGAGATCTAGCAGACATGGGTTATTCTGAAATTCCTAGTCATGTAGAAGTGTTTGGTGTGGCAAATGCAGAACAGCGTAAAGTATTAATGCGAGATGCAAAGGCGATCATAGGACCGACTTACTACGTTGAACCTTTTGGCAATATGGTTGCTGAAGGCTACTTCTCCGGCACCCCAGCTATTACCACAGACTGGGGGGGCTTTACAGAAACAGTTGTACAAGGTGTAACTGGATTCCGTTGTAGAGAGTTTAAAGAATTTGTCGACGCATTGAATAACATTGACAAGATAGACCCCAAAGTTTGCCGAGACTGGGCAATGAAACACTACTCTGAAGAAGTTGTACATAAACAACTCGATGAATATTTTAAAAAATTATTAACAGGCAACTTTTATAGATCATGAAGAAAGCAATACTGGTTACCAGCGTCATTGATGTTGATAATACCTATCCACTTACCTACAGTAATGTAAGATCTATCTTCAGTAATGAAGAACGATTAAGACAAACTATTTTTACTCTATCATCTTTAGATAGAATAATAGACGACGAAACAACTATATTTTTAGTTGACTCATCTAAAAATTCTGCACACTACAAAGCAGTACTTGCCTACCAACCAAATCTTGTTTTTATTAATGTAGCAGAAGAATTTCCCGACTTATTTGATATTATTAGAACACACTCTCACAAGAGTCACTGTGAAACAATATTACAACTTGCATTCTTTAATAGATATAAAGATTTGCTCAAAGAATATGACTTCTTTTTTAAATTAAGTGGAAGATATTTCTTTGATCGGTCGTTTAACCTAACTCATTGTACAAATGAAAATACAGGGAAATTGTTTTTTAAACATCCGTTAAAATTTGAGTGGCAGGATACTTGGCCCTATGAAATGGTAGATAGACGAAGTACCCAGCAAGATAACACGCTTAGACAATATTGCTCAGTGCTTTATGGATGGACTTCTGAGTATCATGAAAAAATGCTAGACATCTATAGAGTGATTGCAGAATTTACAAATAATCCCAACGGACTAGCATATGATCTTGAAACCTTGTTATATTTCTTTACTAGACCTTACGAAAAAGACATAGTAGAAACTGACTGGAAAATATATGGCTGGGAAGGTGTTAGTGGAACATACATGAGGTATTAAATGAATTTAGAATTATTAGTTATCGATAACTTTTATGAGAACCCAGACATTGTTAGAAATTATGCATTGTCTCAAGACTTCTCGGTAAAAGGAAATTATCCCGGATCGAGAACTAAACCTTATCTACCGGACGATGTTAAATCCTGTATCGAATACTGGATGGCATTTGCAGGACCGGTTACTTACTGGTTTGAAGATCAAGGTTACACCGGAGCCTTTCAATTAGCCACAGCTCAAGACAGAACATGGATACATGCCGACCATCATAATATGTGGGCAGGTGTTTGTTACCTAACTCCGGATGCTCCACATACAGGTGGAACTGCATTTTACCGCCACAAAGAAACTGGAGAATTTAGAAGATCTAACAAAGATCACGAAGGTTATGATTATACCAAATGGGATCAATTTGATAGAGTAGGAAACAAGTATAACAGACTGATAATCTATCGAGGTGATCTATACCACGCAAGTTTAGATTATTTTGGATACAGCAACGAAACTGGCAGACTTTTCCAAACTTTCTTCTTTAATACTGAGAGAATCTAATGACCTATAAAATTTGTCAGGTAATATTTTCAACTAACAGACTAGAGTACTTGACTCGTACACTAAGAGCACAGCGTAATATAAATTATTACGGATGCGAAGTACATAAAATTTTCATCGATGATTATCCTAAAACTCGAAACGATTTGATGATCACAGAGCTGGTTAAGTTGTACGGCTATAATGAAATTATTTTGCATCCAGAAAATCTAGGGTTGAGTGTAACATGGAGTCAATTCTGGGACCTAATGAAGGAAAGAGATTATGACTACATATGGCACCAAGAAGATGACGTAGAAATACTAGAACCTGTACTAGTCACCGACCTTATAGAGCTATTGCAAAAAGATCAAGAATTGGGACAGGTTCAGTTAGCAAGACAAGCATGGTACGGTCACGAAACGGATCCGATTGCTGACAGATCAGATCATATCTATAAGAATTTTCGTTATACAAAAAATAGCTTGATTTTTAGTCCCATGGCAAGTTTATATTCATTAGATAGGGTTAAGGTGGACTATAGAAAATTCTACGATTTTAATTTAAATGAAGGGCTTGTAGGTAAAGTACTACACGAACAGTACGGCATGGTGTCTGCGAATATTAGAAATTATTATGGAAGAAAACTAATTAATCACATAGGCGAGTGGTTCGTAGGTAAAAGAGTGTTACCAAACGAACCAAATTATGATCAATTTGCCCACTATGATCCCGATAAAAAGTACCACTCTAGAGACGGCAGAGATTATCAATGAAAGAAAAATACATAGACATGTATATGGATTGGGCTTTAAGAGCTGCTGAACTTAGCCACGCTCGTAGATTACAAGTAGGTGCTGTGATCGTCAAAGATGACAGTGTTATTAGTTACGGATACAATGGCATGCCCGCAGGTTGGGATAACAACTGCGAAGATCAAGTATGGGATTCGGGTGCAGGCGGTTGGCTCGACCCTGAAGAGTTTGATGCCAAGTATCCATACGAAGGATGGCACGAAGGTGCTCAACGAAATGTTCGATACGGATTAAAAACTAAACCTGAGGTATTACATGCAGAATCAAATGCTATTGCAAAATTGGCGAAGTCTAACAACAGTGGTGTTGGGGCTGACTTATTTGTTACTCACATGCCCTGTCTCAACTGTGCCAAGCTCATTTATCAGTCAGGCATTAGTCGTGTATATTATGGTGAAAACTATAGGGATGATTCAGGTGTCAAATTCCTTGAAAAGTCCGGAGTAACAGTAGAACAGATTTAAAGAGACATTAGTTTGTTGTAGTATTGAGATTTCAATAGCAAACTTCGACTGACTAATAGTGTATTGAGCTGATCAAAAGAAGTTTCTTTATCACTGATCATTTCAAATATTTCTTCAATCGTATATCCTAGATTCATAATACGACCTATCCAGGTAGCGGCACTGAACTTACTACGTTGTTGTAGTCTAGGATCATTATATATCTTACGCACAAGGGCAGATGCTTCTGTAAAATTCATCTGATCACTTTCCCAGGGCTGATTGATTTTAATCGAGTATCCATACTTCTTAGGGTCTTGATCAATTTTGCTTGTACTTCTTCCGTCATGATCTGATCTGATGTACAATGGTAGAAATCCAAATACATCTAAAGAACATTCATTGCTTAACAAATAATCTAACGTCCTGTATATACTATTTTCATCTTCACCAGGTAATCCTACAATAAAATTGCTACTGGTAATAATCTTACCCTTCCATAACTCTCCACAATAGGCTAGCGTCTCTTTAATACGCTTTTCTCCTAGACCTTTTCCTATTTTCTTTCCAGCGCGATCATTCATAGTTTCTATTCCGAATGCTAAACTAGCTGCCCCACTTTCTAATAGCATTTCTCGCATCTCGGGAAACTTCCAAATCAAATCTAATCTTGCATAACTAGTGTATGAAATTTTAAAAGGTAAGTTGGTAAACACTCTATGGATCATTTCCATCTTAGGAAGACTTTCATTGATCAATTCGTCAGCAAACATATAGTGAGTTGTTCCAAAGAGTTCATAGTTTCTTATCAACTCTTCTTGCAAAACTTGTTCATCTTTTTGCCAATCGCCTACTTTTTTTCCTATTAGATCGAAGTGGCAAAATGCACATTGAAATATACAACCTCGAGCTATTTCTATAGGTAACGATTCCCCTGTAAAAATAATATCCTGTGGCTGATATATAATGCTACTAGTAGCAAACTGCTCTTGAGTATAAAAATAATCACTGCCATCTATAACATAGCAAGGAGTAGTCTTTACAGTTTTTAAATCAGCGCCTGTAGATAGATGCTCTAGCAACTTTATTATAGCTACATCACCTTTGTTTATTACTACATAATCAACTCCCGACCAATATGAATTCAAGGTCATTCGTGCACCACCGAGACAAACTTTGACTTTTGAATTTTTAGATTTAGAGTACTTTACAATAGATACAAATTCTTCGGTGTCTCTTCCAAAATTTTTAACACTATTGTCTTCACGTTTTTCCATTAGTGTGCAGCTAAATCCAATTAGTAATGTCTCGTTAGTAACAAACTTATCAACGATATTTGTTAATTGCTCATATGAATAAAAACTGAATAAGTCTATTACCTGACAAGAGTATCCTGAGTTTCTAATTTCAGTTGCTATTTTGTAAGTCCCGGCATATTTCCCGTAACCTATAGTATCTGCAACATCAGTGAATAATATTACTTCCATTTAATAGTAGTCCAGTCAAATGTAAAATTTGAATCTAATTTTTCGTAGATTACCCACTGAGGAGTATATTGAATTATTATCGGAAATTTAATTTCCTGTAAACCATTGTAAAAAATATGTTTGGGCAACCGACTGTTAATTCTTCCTGAGTTTTCTCCTAGCCGGTTACGCTTGAAAATTTGAATAATGTTTTTGTTATACTCATTAAACGATAATGCTATTATTTTTGCATTTCTATCTATTGCCCATTTTTTTTGTTCTGCTAAAAGATAGTCTCTATTCAATGTTAAATGGCGGTAATTTTTATTCACCCAAGTACGCACGCCTGCAATTACAATATCTTTACTAAATTCACTTATGTATACGCCGCTACATGCCACTATATTATTACCATCATAAAGGATATAGAAGTCACCGTTAACTCCATCAAACCGGTTAGTGTTTGTTAAAATATAAGATAGCGTATGACTGTTAGATTGCTGATCTTCTGTCCAAAGATTTATGCTTGCTAGCTGATCTATTTCAAGTGACTCTGTTTTTAAAAAAGTAAAAAATTCAGTATTGTCGATCAATTCTCTGTAACGTACAATTTTCATAGGAATAAATTCAGTAGATAACTATACTTATGCTTCCTACAAGTGCAAGGAATATTTGTGTCCTTAAAATATTTAGTTCATAAATACAATATGTTTTCAGCAAGTGCAACCACAATTACCAAAGTTCAACTAGCCACAAGCCTATGTGCAATTATTGGATTGTTTTATTTTGATTTTACTTTTCAAAATATTCTAATAACAACTATAAGTTTTTATCTCTATAGTATTATAGGTGTAAGTCTTACGTTGCATAGGTACTATAGTCATAAATCTTTTGAATTTAACAGTAACCTGCTAAAATGGATCTGTACGTTGATTGCAATACTTACTGGTCGAGGAAGCCCCTTAGGTTGGGTATATGTGCATCGATTACATCATGCCTACTCAGATCAACATGAGGACCCGCATAGTCCTCATAACTTAGGATTTAAATTATTTGGATTTAAACACATCGAAACTCATAGTGGTAAGATGAAAGTATTTTTAGTAAAAGAGCTAATGACCAAAGAACATCTCTTTATTAATAAATGGTATTTTGCTATAATATTTACATGGTTGGTTTTTTTAAGTTTTATCAATATCGATTTAATTTATTTTACATGGGTATTACCTGTTATGTTAGTACAGCTAAGTCAAAACTGTTTTAACTATTTTGCTCATATGCACGGACATAGAAACTTCGAAACTCGAGATACTAGTACTAATAACATCTGGTTATGGCCCTTTATACTCGGGGATGCCTGGCATAATAATCATCATAAAAATCCTGGAAATTTTACCACTAAAATAAAATGGTGGGAAGTTGACTCATTAGGAAATTTTATTATTTTTATTAGAAAAAAATCATGATAGCACTAAACAATTTCATAGGGTATCAAATAAAGGTCGGCGCAAAGTCAGATATTTGCTATCATTCGGGTCAACTACAGAATCTTATAAATCGATAAAAAGTAAGTTTAATAATTAATGATATTAGTTTGTCCGTTAGATATACCTAAAATTGTACCCAATGATTGGAATGAATGGTGGAGTACCTGGAAGACTGCTGATGTTATGCATAAAGCTATTAGGAACCACAACACCGTTTCGTCAAACTGGCGAGGCTTAGACTTATACAAAATTCGTGGCCATCCTACCAGTTATCAAGCACCATATGCTGAACAGAATCCAGTAGTGATAGACTTATGCAAACAAATTCAAGATTCAGTTAAATTTAAAATTGGACTTATCAGAGTGATAGAAAATTTAGAAACGATATCCCCCCATTCTGATAACACAAGAAATACCCCTAGTATACGAACATTCCTCTGGAACACTTATCAAGAACCTGTATGGAATTTTACAAATGAAACTAGTTCCTATACCTTAACGATGCCAAATGATACTAACAGTTTTTATTATCTAGACGGCCCAGTAAAACATTCTTCCAAATATGATCCTAATTGTAGCAAGGGTCTATTAGCGGTATACGGAGAACCAAACAATGACTTCGAACATTTGATTAACCGTAGCTATTTAAAATATTACAATTATGCCTGGAGTACGCTACAACAAGATTAAATAACTTAAAATAATAAGTTACATAACTTTATGACAACATATCTATCATCTAGCACACGCGGTTCCCAACTATTCATGATTTTATCATTACTAGGTACCATTTCTGGAATAACTTGGTATGGTCTAACGACTAACGCTGTATTGCTTATATTGTTAGGATATTTTTTATACGGTTGTTTGGGTATTGTCGTCACATACCATAGAAGCCTTACTCATAATAGCTATACTACATATCCTTTATTAACTAAAATTTTATCAGTGATGGGCTGTTTTGCAGGAACAGGAAGTCCATTAGCATGGGTCGCTATTCATATTAATCATCACTTAAAAAGTGACAAACCAAGTGATCCTCACAGTCCATTATATAAAGGCTTGAAAATCTTTACACTTGATTACGTAAATGAAATTGATAGTAATACTAAATGGCGTATGAGAAATATAGTAACGGATAAATTTCAACAGTTTTTACACCGTTATTATTTTGCAATTATTGCTGTGTATAGCATGATATTGTTTATGATTGGTGGATTTTATTTAATGATATTTTTACTTTGGGCACCGTCGCTGATTACTGGAATTATGAGTAATGTAGTTAATTACGTAGGTCATAAACCTGATTGGTTAGGTGGATATCGTAGTTATAATATAAACGATCAAAGCACAAACAACTGGATATGGGCTATTCCTAGTTGGGGGGAATCGTGGCACAATAATCATCATCGATACCCTAAAGACTATATGTTCAAAAAGAAATGGTGGGAACTTGATATTGCTGGACTAATTATTAAGGTAATCAAAACATGAATTGTATTTTATTATACGGTAGTACCCCAATGCCACTACAAAAGCACGGCGGCGTATTTAGAATATCATCCGAACTGAGAAAGAATAATTATTCTACTGTGTGCATTGATCTAAGTGCATTTGAATATGTGAATAAACTAGAACAGCTAAAAGAAGTCTTAAAAAATTCAATATCATCAAGCACATTGTGGGTAGGATTTAGTACTACATTTTTTGATAAACTTCTTGGATTAACGTTTAAATCTACTACAAACGATGAACTGTTTGTTAACTTTATACAATTTATCAAGAATTTAAATCCCAAAGTTAAAATAATATCAGGTGGGTCTAGATATTTTCCATTAGAACAATATGGAGTAAAGATATTCAAGAGCTATAGTGACAAAGAAATTATAGAATTCACTGAATGGTGTTTGACAAACAAATCATCTAATATTTCTTTTCGTACTACATTAATTCAAGGTAGTGAATTTAAAGATTTTTCATCAAGTCAAATAACGTACACTAAAAATGATCTGATTAGTAATTTAGATGCATTGCCAATTGAGATAAGCAGAGGTTGCATTTTTAAATGTAAGTTTTGTGCATTCCCATTAAACGGAAAAACAAAAGGTGAGTGGATAAAACACGGAAATGTTTTATTAGATGAGTTAAATTATAATTATGAAAATTTTGGAATAACTTATTATACTTTTAGTGATGATACCTATAATGATAGTTTAGACAAGTTAAAATATTTACATGATAACGTATTTTCTAAACTTAAATTTAAAATTCATTTTTCTAGTTATTTGAGGATTGACTTACTAATGCGATTTCCAGAGTCTATCCCGTACTTAAAAGAGTCCGGGCTCACATCGGCAATGTTTGGTATTGAAAGTATTAATCACCAATCTGCTAAATCTATTGGTAAAGGTTTAAATCCCTACGATCAATTAGAATTTATAAAAGAATTAAAACAAAATGAATTCAAAGACGTAATATTAAATTCAGGATTTATATTAGGATTACCACATGATACGCTTGATACTTTTACCGAACTTGAAGAATTTTTATTCTCAGACAAAAATTATTTAGATAGCTGGTATGTAAATCCCTTAGGTATTTCTCCTCTTAGTAAAACTAATAAAAACTTCCACTCTGAATTTGATATTAATCATGATAAGTATGGTTATGAAATTACAGATGAAGGATGGTATAATAAAAATACAGGGTTAAGTTACTCACAGTGCTTTGATATTGCTCACAATATAACAGAAAAATCTAACAAGTTTTCAAAATTTAAATTCGGTGGATTTACTTATAATTACCTAAGACGATTCGGAATTCCAGATAAGGAATTATTGAATTTATCCAGAAAAGAAATAATATCTAAATATAATATTCCCTCGTTGATTAAGAAAGAATGCGAAATATACGTAAATGATATGTTAGAACTATCAAAGACTTTTAACTTACAACACAAATCAGATTAGAATATTCAATGCAAAGATTTAATAACTGGATGAGTTATAATTTTGACGGTATTGAATACGGTGTTAAAAAAGATAAACATAGTATTATATCTATAAATTTTAACAACAAGATCAGTACTCCGTTAACTTCTTATAAAGACGCACTCATTAATAATGCACGTATCATGCGAGATTCTTATAAAGAACCGTTTGACGTATGCCTTAGTGGAGGTACAGACAGTGAAATAGTTGTCAGAACATTTAAGAGTGCTGGTATTAAACATAATACTTTTATCTTTAGATTAGAAAATAACTACAATATTCGCGACGTAAACAATGCTGTAAAATTATGCAACGAACTAAACATACCTTACAATATCGTCGATTTTAACGTAGAAAAATTCTTTAAAGAAGAAGCATTGGAATTGTTTAATAGTACACTGATACCAATGGCAGGGAGACTGCCTAGACTTAAATTTATTGACTACTTAGACAACATACCTATCTTCTGCGACGGCGAACCTTACTGGCGTCGTGAATTAGAAAATGATTACAGTAAAAAGTCTCGTTGGCTATTTCAATTACACGAGGATGGATATTCTGTATCTACCTACGCTAAAAATATAGGGAGAACTATTATAGGTGATTGGTACGAATATACTCCTGAAATAATTATGTCTTATAAAGAACTTCCATTAGTTAGGCAACTACTAAATGATGAGCACTTGGGCAAGATTAGTAATATCAGCAGTAGAGTTGCTATACACAAATACATTTGGCCTACAATGGAATATAAACCTAAACTAGTAGGATACGAGGGATTAGATAATCCTGTAGCTCATAGACCTCAATTTATTAATGATTTTTATAACAAATATATGAGAGACATCGACGATACTACAATTAAATATTCTGAAGAAGAATTAAACCGTTTGTTATTACAATAAATATTTGTAGAAAAAGAAAATACATGTTCAACAATCCACCAAAAATTTTAGCCCATACATCTGCCCTCGATGCTGGCAATTTTGTTGTACCAGATTATATCCTTAATAAAAATCAAGATAAAATAAATCTTTTTCGACGCCATTGCCCCCATCGTATGTATCCGCTAGCAGAGCCGGGTTCAATAGTTGAAAATATAGTATGCAAGTTTCATGGATTTGAATGGAATAAGGACGGAGATCCTATAAACAACGATCGAAAAATTGCATGTGGATCTGCACAAACTGGAAAAAGTGGATTAATATTTAAAAACTTTTTAGAACCAGATCACCAATGGGTCAACGATCTTGCAACAGAGACTAATCTAGAATATAGCCATTCTAGACACGGAACAAGTGAAAAGGGTAGTTGGCTTTGGATGATGGAAATACAGGCAGACCTACTACATATTAGACAAGGTGAAGATGTAGTACATCCTGAATTAGCAGAAATTACAAATTTAAATGATATTGAAATGTATGACGGTGACGGATGGATTTTGCAAACCTGTTCAACAGGCTGGTGGTTATTTGTTTATCCATATACGTTTATAGAATGGAGCCCGGGGTGTGTAGCATTAAATTATACTACCCCGCACAATACAGAAAGTGAATTTGGTTTTAATTGGATCACACAATATTATTTCGATAAAACTACCAATGTAGGACAAAGAGAAAAATTTGAACACTATATAGAACCTGTTTTTCGAGAAGATGTTGCTGCGATTGAATCTCAGAAAGGACCGCACTATCCGCTCACACGATCTTCTAATAGACTAGAGGATCATTGTGTGCATTATGGCAACTGGTTAGGCTCTAATTTAAACTAAATGACTAATACTACAATTACTGATCTATCACTTAACTCTTTTGGATGCTATAGAGTATATAACAAAAGTAATCATAATTTTTACAAAGATTACTTAAACAAAGTAGAGGCATTACTCGAAGCTACTCGATTAAAAAAATTAAACACTAATGTAGGTATTGCATTTCGATATTATTCAGACATATGGAAAAACTTCAACTATTCGTTGTGTGGACAAATTCCGTTGAATGTTTTATATAAAGATCGTGCAATGCAATTAAGAGACAAGTATGAATATTTAATTTTAAAATATTCAGGCGGTTCAGACAGTCACAATGTATTGATGACTTTTTTAAAGAACAATATAAAATTAGATGCAATATATGTTAATTGGCCAGTTTCTGCTAAATCAAAAAATCTATACACCCCTAACAATTTAAATTTCAGTCCTAAGAACGAATTAAGTGAATGGGACTATGTAATAAAACCCGACTTAGATTGGATTTCAAAAAATTATCCAGACATAAAAATCTATGTCGACGACTGGCTTGAAAATATTACAACAGAAAAAAGAATTGATGATACACAGTTTCAAAAACAAAATCACTATTTAAGCCCTATAAGTTTTTATAGAATGCAGCATTTTTCTAAATTTGAAAAAACTCTATTCGACAAAGGTGTAAATGTTGGCATTATCGAAGGAGCAGATAAACCCAACTTGTATATTTCTGAATTAGAACCTAATAAAGTAGTTTCGAGATTTGTTGATTGGCCTCTGCAACACAACTTGACTTTTGGCGGTACCGGTACTGAGTATTTTTATATAACACCAGACTACCCATTACTAGCTGTGGAAATGGCATATCAAGTTTATCTCCATTATAAAACTAATAAAGAAGATAGAATGCTATTGTATCCTCTTTCAAAGTTTAATAATCTATCAAAAGAAAAAACACTGATGCTGCTAAATCAAACTCCGCAGTACTTAAAAGACGAAATATGTAAAAAAGTTCTGTATCCATTTTGGAATACTAATCGATTTCAAATAAAAAAAGATATCGAAATACTAACTCAGGTAAAAGTTGGAAAACCGCAAGATTGGGTATTCTGGGACCATCATGAAACTAAACCAATACAGGACAAATGGAATTATTATGTAAAGAGTTACCTAAATGGGATAGATGGAGAATATTTAGCTTTCGACAAGAATAATGCTGCTGTTAATTTTAAACCAACACATTCATTTCCCTTTGGTGGGGACTGGCTATTAGACTAAACAAGATTATGAAGAAAATATTACTACTTGCTATAATGCTGTTTCACTCAGTCCTTTATGCAACCACAATAGAAATTGTAGCTCCGTTTGGACCTGGCGGTCCGGGTAGTTTAATTGCTAGGTCAGTTCAAGAAACGTTTAATGATCCTGCTTACGTTGTGGTACACAAGCCAGGCGGATCATCGCAGATTGCACTTAGGCACGTTCATAAAGAAAATGCCGTTATGGTATTTGCATCCATTATGTCTTTTGTGTCAATTGACAAAATGAACCCCGATGTTAAAAAAATTGTAACCGAAGACCTAGAAATTATTGCATCGATCGGAGTAATGCCTATGGTATTGTTTTGCAATGCCGAAACAGGAATAAAGAATTTCACAGATCTACAGAATAATAAAAAATCTCTAAGCTTCGGTTCAGTTGGAGTCGGAACCGGTGATCATTATACTACTCAATTGATTATAAATAAACTTCCAAAAAACAATCATATAATTGTTCAATATCCAGCTGGAGGAGGGAAACCGTTATTTGACTTACTAGGTAATCAAATTAACTGTATGTGGGTCCAGTATGCAGTTCATAGACAGCACCTTACTAATCCTAGGCTTAATGCAATAATAGTCACTAACCCTATAAGTGAAAACGTTCCTCTATGGGATACACAGTTCAAAGAAAAATTTCCTCTATCAAATATAATGGGACTTGTAATTAGCAAAAGTCTATCAGCTGAAATTAAAGAGAAAATTTTGTTTGATATAAGAAATAAGTTCGATGCTTCTTTTGAAAAAAGAATCAAAGGATTGGGTATAACGCCTTATCTCAAATACGGTAACGATACACAAATTATTCAAGAATTTAATAAAAGTACTTTAGAATATCTCATAAAGAACAATCTGATTGATGAAGGAAAGATTAAATAATTGATAATAGAGATCTAGCGTCTTCCGGAGTTGCAACATTTCCTCCTAGCAACTCGATAATATTAACAGCCATTTCAACTAGCTCTGCATTTGATTCAGCTAATCTTCCTCTTTTTGTATAGATATTATCTTCTAATCCCACTCTTACATGCCCACCTAATATAGAAGTTTGAGCCAATATAGGCATTTCAGTTTTTCCTATTCCGAATGCACTCCATACTGCGCTCGAAGGCAACTCTCGTTGTGCATACATCAATGTATTAGTTGATGCAGCCCAACCATATTTGATCCCCATAGCAAATTGCCAAAATGGGTTTTTTTCAATTATTCCTTCTTGATAAAATTCGTTGGCCAACACTAAATCACCACTGTCAAATAATTCTAGCTCAGGTTTTACGCCTGCATCTTGAATCAGTTTAATCATTTCTTTTATAATTAGTTTATGATTGATTCTAACACCGTTGCTAGATTGATTCATTGTATTAAAGTCTATACTACATAAATCGGGACGTAATTTTACAACATGATTCACTCTCTCAGCGGCTCCGAGCAATAGGCTATGATGACTTCCTTGCGCTAAATTACCAGGAGTAGGAAACCATTGAGCACCAGGTCCCGTTGTTAAATTTATTAAAACTTTGTCATTTTTTTCTTTAATTAAACAAACAACTTCTTCATATAATTTAAAACTCATGCTAGGATTGCCTGTCTCAGGATCTCTTACATGTAAATGGACAATAGCAGCACCGGCTGATGCTGCCCCTAACGCCGAGGTGGCAATTTCTACAGGAGTAATTGGCAGATAAGGAGTTTGATCTTTTCTAGTCGACGCTCCGGTTATTGCACATGTTATTATAGTTTTCAAATGGTCATTCCTCCGTCCAATACAATAGTATTTCCAGTCATCCATGTCATCTTGGTAATAATACTTTCTATCACATCAACTACATCTTTTCCTGTGCCAATTCGTCTTAAGGGTAACGACTGTGCTATTTTGTCATTATATTCACTGGGTTTATTAGCGCCTGCTACAGCCTTTTCTAAGTAGCCGGGCGCAATTCCAACAACCCTAATACTCGGAGAAAGGTGTAATGCTAATGTTTGGGTCAGTATGTTAATACCTGATTTCGAAGCAGCATAAATCGGGTTACTTCGACTTGCCCGTAAACTTGATGTCGATGACACATTAATAATTAGCGGACTACTTGAGTTATCTAAAAGTTCTTTACATTCTCTTATTAATTTAAAAGATCCTTTTAGATTTGTATCAATAATATTATCTAGTATTTCATCTGTAATCGATTCAATATTTCCTAGTTTAATATCATGTGTAACACCTGCACTGTTGATCAATACATCTATTCTTCCATATTCTTTACTAATATGCTGTACAACATCTTTTATCATAGTTGTATTTTTAATATCGCACTGAACTGCTATGCAGTTTATTGAAATATTTTTTAAAATATTAGTTGCTTCAGTAGGGTCCTGTCTAGTTAAACAAATAACAATAGCACCTAAATTTGATAATCTAGATGCTGCTTCTAATCCTATTTGTCCCATTCCGCCAGCAATCAAAACAATTTTATTTTTTAACATATATATTTTTCAGCTTCTTTTGTTAAAGACAATTTGTCAATTTTTCCTATACTATTATAAGGAAAATCTTTTACAACCCAAATTTTTCTCGGGCAATGACTAAACGGCATCTTGCTTCTAACATAATTTTCTAAATCTAATTGAGAAATATTATGTTGAGATTTTACAAAAGCATACGGTTTAAATCCTTTTATTTTGTCTTGTACCTTTATTACCGTTGCAGATTCAACACCTTCATATTGTTCTAAAATTTTTTCTATTTCTGACGGATAAATTTTTACTCCGCCACATGCAAACATATCATCAAATCGGCCTATGAAATAATAAAATCCATCTTTATCTATTTCAAATAGATCATTAGTAACAAAAAAACCATCTTTAGTAATTTTAGATTTATCTAAATCAGTGTATCCAATTAACATAGAAGGGCTATTTATTTCAAGTATATTATTGATCAATCTATATTCTATATCAGCAAACGGATATCCAACACTTGTTTCCGGAGTAGGTAAAAACGGATGATTTCCAAATAAACTAGAACCAACTTCAGTAAGACCGTAGCCTAGTCTAATAGTCGCATTTGGAAATATTCTTTTAGCTTTTTGAAAAGTGGAATAACTTGTCGGAGCACTTGTCAGACGAACTAATTTTACAGTATCAAACATTTTATTATTGTTTAACATATTAATTACCGTCGGAACACACACGATATTATTAATGGCATATGAATCTATAAACGTCTCAAATGAATTTATACTAAATTTCTCAGCAGTAAATAATGTTCCGCCATTTGCTAAACTTAATAAACAATTAAATAAACCGTTTAAATGGTACAAGGGACTACTGATTAATTTTAAACTTTTAGTTCCTCGAGGACTTACAGTTCTTTCTACATTAATTTTTAAATTATGGGGTACAATTACTCCTTTAGATTTGATTGATCCAGAAGTGAATAAAATAGTGCATGGATCTCTACCATTTCTTTCAACAATTGGTATATCGTTAATCTCTTGAAATATTTTAGAAGACAACCTATAGTCTATATCTAAATCAGAAAGTACTTGCTTTTTCTTTTCTTTTGATAAATTATTATTAACAAGGACACTGATATTACCTGACTTTAACACTCCTAGATAAGCAGCAATAAATTCAACAGGGTTAGATATATCAAGAAATATTTTTTTATTTTTTAGATCGATACTACTAAGATAGTGGGCATAGTTTCCAACTAAACTGTTTAATTCTTTATATGTTAATGACTGTGCTCCGTTAGATATTGCAAGTTTATTTAAATTTTGATAGTTAATTACAGAACACAAATTATACATAAGGTATTTATATGATTAAAAAATTTGCAATTATAGATAAGGCGACTGGTCTTATCTGTTATATAATAAATGAATATATAACTGTCTCAGACGACAACATTATAATTGAAATAAAAGAAACCAGTGAGTTTTTTAAAGTTGTTAACAATAAAAATATTATCGAATACCATCTTACGTTGAGCTCAAGGGGATTGGAAATTTTATTAGAAAATGAAATTAGTGCAGAATTAAAAGAAAAAAAACAAAGAGTTATTAATTATTATGAAACGAAATTTTAATTTTAATAAATTAACGTGTCAATTTACTTATACAGTTAACGAGTTTGATCCAATTATTACAAACAACTACCTCGAGGCTATTGATTTATCAGTTACAGACTTATATAATGATGCTAAATTAAAAAACATCAATCAAATAGGATTGTGCCTTTCGGGTATAGATAGTGAATTAATTGCTAATTCTTTATATAAACTAAAAGTTCCTTGCGAATATTTTTTCCTCCATATTCGAAATATAAATGACAATATGCTCGAAGGAGCAAAATTAATTTCTCAGTACCACAACACAAAACTTAACATTTTCGAAATCACAGTTAATGACATCTTTGATTATATTATCGACGAAATATTTCAAATTTGTCCTGTTATGTTTCCGGGATATGTGGTAGGTGCAATACTAACTAAATTTATACCAAAAGAGTTTTATATCATAATGGGAGAAGGGGATATAGAAAAAAATAATGTCAACAAATATCTTACAATTTATAATAATTCGGTTAAAGATTTTGATAATCAATACATCTACATACCTTTGCACCTCTCAGAAATTTTATACAATCAATGTTTAACTCATTATAATAAACAAGGAGAAGGTAATTTTTATAGTAGAAATTTTAATACTTGGTATCATATTTTAAAAGATCCAAGATTAAGAACTAATTTCAAATTTTTTTATGAACCAAAGTCGAGCATAATATTTCCCGATTATCATCATCAATCTGTTTATAAGAAAAAAACTGATAACTTTGTATTTGGTAAAAATCCAGATGTTGCAACAAAAATCATGGACCACCTACAAAAAACAGCTAGTGCTAATTGGAGCCCTTATATAGGAACCACACTTAGAATACCTAAAAACTTACTATAATAAATATTGCGATGATCGGTATATACTCAAACAACTTAGAAAGATTTCTACTCGTTAAAGACGACAGATGGATATCTTTACAAACTGGTAAAATTCTTTCATCCAAATTTTTATTGTCTTTATTTGAATTTAATAATAACAGTATCAATAATGATAATTGCAGCACATGGGGTATAAAAGATCCTAGTATTGCAATGCTTGATAAACCAATTCCTCGAATAAAACATATCGAAGATCAACTTTTTGATACTCGAGAACGATCACCGGATATTCCTCAGAATGTTTTTTTAGAATATCAGAATTATTGCAATTTTGCATATAATGTTGTGTTGTCTTCTAGACTAACTGATGCAAGTTTAAACTCTAGCGATCAAAAATATATATTATCCTTAGTTAGCGATGATATTTCACTATCAACATTATCCGACGACACCGGCCTGGCTAAACCTTTTCTCTGGCATATAGATCATATTTTATATTTTTCTTCATCTAGGCAAGAGGCTTTAGAAAAAATATCAAAAATTTTCAAAGAAAACACCAATATGAGTTCATCATTATATTCATATAGGCAAACTTTCTACAACTATTTAAGAAAATATGAAACTACTATATAAAAGCACTTCGGTTAATTCTTACAGCGTTGCAACAACTCTGTCTAAATTTTTTGACGAGCTCGACGAAGGAGGAAGATTTTATTGTAATATTGCAAGAGCAAATCCACCCGCTGCATATTTGTCAAGAGCCGGAGAATGGAGTGATCCTTGGGATACGGTAGTACCGTCCGGATGGGAGATTCCACTTTTTGATTTAAAGTTCAATCTATCATTTGAAGAAGTAACAGACCGCAGGGCAATGGATATAAAAAATATTATCGATCAAACAGGTAAAAACTGTGTTGTATTTTATTCTGGAGGAATAGACAGTACTGTTGTAATGGCCTCGTTAATAAAAAATCTAGGACAAGAATATTTAGAAAAAATAATAATTTCAATGAGTGCTGATTCTATTATAGAAAATCCATATTTCTATACAAATCACATCGAAGGTAAATTTAAAATTATCGATTCTTCTAAAAATTTTTATAGTGATTTTATAAAAAATAAACAACATTTTTGTATATCAGCTGATCTAGGTGATTTCATTTACGGAACAGAATTGGGGGTTAAACTGTATCCTCAAATGAAATACCTTGAAGAAACTATGCAGACTGCCGGTAGAAAAAATCTCAGTCATCTTTACAACAAGGTAAGTGATTCAAACACGCACTATTCTGAGTATCGAGATATTTTAATATATTATTTTAATACTGCATTAAAGAGAGGCATAAACTCTTTAAAAACTATACCCTACGTTCCACAAAATATAAGTTCTGAAAATTCTCACGATGCAAATTTTGGACATTTATTTTATGAAAAAATACACAACAATATAAAAAGTGTCAATGTACCGATTTACAGTTTGCATGATTTCTTCTGGTGGTCAATGTTTAATCCTAGATTTGTTTGGGGTGCAGTTCGTCCTGCAATGGTTTACGGACTTAACGATAATTTTAAATCAATATTAACTGAAGACATAATAAGCTGGTTCGGTTCTTTAGATTATCAACAATGGAGTATGCATAATAACAATAACGGGGAAAAACTTAAAGGCATTACACAAAGTACATACAAGTGGGCATCAAAATGTTATCTGCACAAATTTGATAAAAACGATTTTTATTTTTTTAATAAAATAAAAATGCCATCTATGCCAGTAATTATTGCTCGAGTATACAAACAAAATTGGAAGGATCTAGATACTAGATGGGCGCTGGACGAAAATTATCGAGTTTTAAAAATAGATCAACCCGAAGTCAAATGTTACTTTGAAGCCGGGTTGAAGAACTATAAAATAGATTGGGTTTAGTGTTTCTTAATATTGTCTAACAAGCCTTTACTGAAGAAATTTTCGTACTTTGAATAAATTTCTTTTGATAACTCTTTAAACGTTTCTAGATCTTTCTGAGATAAATCAACTACTTCGATTCCGTCTGCTCGTGCTTTATCAATTGTAGGACTAACATCATCTACACTGATTTTTCTTTCGAATCGGCCAGCTTCTACTGCTGCTTCCTTTAATAGATTCTGCATCTCGTAATCTAAACTATTAAAGAATTTAGTGTTGATAATAATATTAGTTAATAACAGACTGTGACCTGTGTTAAAAATACTTTTAGCAACTGTGTTTTGATCGCAACCGTAAATTCTAGGCCAAGAGCTTTCACCTGCATCAATTCTACCATCTTTTATTGCAGGGGTAATTTCTTCAACATCCATTACAATAGGATCTGCCCCTAGTGCTTTAAATGTATCAAAGCATACAGGACTGTTAGATACTCTAACCTTAGCACCTTTTAAGTCACTTAACGAAGTAATCTTTTTATTAAACGGGAGATTCTTATATCCTCCACTATAGGTAAATGCCAAACCTTTGATATTACTGTTAGTTTTAGAATAACCGTTTAATAGTTGATCACCAATAGGTCCTTCAAATACTCTAGCTGCATGATCGTGATCGTTGAATAAAAATGGCATGTCCAATGCATTTAGGTCTTTGTTAAACTTACTCAAGACGTAGGTATACATTTGACTCATTTCAATTTCATCTTTATCCATCAAATCAAGTAAGTCATGCTTGGTTATTTTTTTACCGTTTTGATATTTTTCAGCATATTCACTAAGCATTAATACTTCAATTTTTAATCTTCCTGGAGCTCTTTCTTCTACTATCTCAGCAAATTTTTCAGCAGCTCTAATAAAAATTTCAATAGGTTCGTGTGCAAGCACCCATCTAACTAGTTTGGCGGTCATATCAATCTCCTTTATACCACTCATATTTAGCATAAATAAAATTGATTACTACCGTTTCTAGGAGAATTTATGATAATTTTTAAAAGAGTATTTAATAGGCCAATGCCAGAAATTTTCTGGCATTATGAAGTAATGCAGCCAGACGATGAGTGGTTAACTCGTTGGCATTATTACATTGGAGAAGAAAAGATCACTAAATGGGAGCATAATGTGAGTGAAGACCAATTGACTTTAAATTATTATGCCGAATGGGAAAATTTAGAGGAATTTCACAAATACGATCACGATACGGAAATGGATCCATTTTGGATCATACGAGACGAGTATAATGCTTTAGTAGGCATTACCGCAGGTGCAAAAATTATTGAAATATCAAGCGAAGACGGAACTGTACAAGAAATTATTCTGCCCGAAGGTAATTGGAACATATCAGACATACTTTAAAAGAGGGTTATTGTATTGCCTGAGAATGGCGTTTTCTAATATTTGAAATAGAATTAATCCTATCATTAAAAAAATCTTCAGCATTAATTGAGTCAAACACTGGACTTCTCATATCACTAAGTTTCATTATCTCATCATTGCCTACTATTTTAGTAGATTTGTCTAAAATTCTTCCTATAGTTTTTCGTTTTGCTTCGCTCATTTGTCTATTCGAAACAATCACATTAAACACTGACGGAACATTTATACCCTGTTCAGATAAAGTTTTTATAGATGGTTCGTAGAGAGATCTTGTCGTACAACTAAGTCCTAAAATTTTAATATTCGAATTCTTTTGTTTAAAATTTTGAACTGTGGATAGTCGTTCTATAGTAAAATTAACTCCATTATTTCCTGCAAGATTGACAAATGCATCGAAGTTTGATTTAAATGGAACTAATCTAACTGGAATATTATATTTTCTACCAATTTCTAATGCTGTAAGATGAGTAGCATTTCCAATTCCCACTGTTCCGACTACGATTTCGGACGTGTGTTGCAGACTCGAAACACCAACAGATTGTATTCCGTTTGACGATACAACAGCCCAACATGCATCTCCCATACCGTGGATAGCAACATAATCATTTCTTTTAATTAAATTTTTCTCAACATTGTCAACAAATGCAGCATGTACAATTGCTAGAGCAGACGACGGATTTATATCCGTTTCTTTTAATGCAACTATTCCCTGGCCGCCAGGTTTTATTTGAATTTTAAAAATATAGTCTTGTTGAGATGAGTTAGCTTTTGTAAGTACTTTTTCTAAAGAATTGTGCCCGCTGTGACCTGCACTATAAGGTGAGTTTATCCAAATTAGTTCTGTAGAATTAGCTATAGAAGTGATAAAAATTAAAATTGTAAAAAAAATAAATCGCATAGTGTCCTCTATAAATGTACTGCATTGTATTTAATGCTACTATATATTAAGGAAAATTTATGCCGTTAATAATTATTAGACCGTATCCCTAAACAATACTAAGCTACAATACTGAGGAAAAGCAGATAGTGATAACTAAATATATCACAAGGTGAAATATGACTACACCAAGAGTACGATTTAATTGGTCTATGCTAGATCGAGAAACTATTGCAGGTTTCCTGTACTCTCTTTATCCGGAATTAGTCGGGCAACAGCTTACTATAGAAAAATTCCACAGCAAAATTACCAATCATTTAAAAAAATTAGCGCCAGTTAGGTTTAAACGAAGTACTAATTTTAAAGTAGAATCCAATCAAGTTTGGGTGGGCGGAACATATTATAGTGAGTGGGACCAAGATAAAAAGAAGGCTGTAGAGATAATATTTGTTTATTCGTTGTTTGACGAGCATATATGCATAACTAAAAAACGCTACAAGGGAATGTGTTATACAGTAGCAGACACCCTACTACACGAATTGATACACATGAGGCAGTATCGTAGGCGTAAATTTAAAATTATTCCAGATTATGCCAGCACTGCAAACAAAACAGAAGTGCAAATGGAGCAGAGTTATTTGGGCTGTTCCGATGAAATAGATGCATACGGATTCAATATCGCTTGTGAATTAATAGACAAATTTAAAGGTGATGTGGACCAAATCGTCGACTACCTAAGTGAAAACCAAAAAGGCATCAGACGACGTCACAACAGTTGGAGAATGTATTTAAGAGCATTCCAACACGATCACAACCATCCCATTATCCAACGATTAAAAAAGAAAGTAGTTCGATATCTACCGCAAGCAGCCATTGGTAAACCTTACCGTAATAAAGACTGGATAGACCGTTGACATGCAATGTTAATACTGCTATACTGGCAGTATGACATACACTCTATACAAAAGTCAAATACGCACTCTCAAACAGAGCGATCCTAAATTCGTAATCTACGACGGATTGATGCAGGCACCTCGAGCAGGATTTGAGATCAATCAAAGTTGTCCAAAAGAATACAAGATGATTATCAATGAATGTATTCGTCACGGTTGGCTCAAACCTGTTGCCAATGTTACAGAGCGTGAACTTATTTTTATGGGGCTCAGTGAATGACATTAAATACATATATTATGAATTTCCCTTTTTCAAATAACCCAAAAATAGGCATTGTGGGCCTAGGATTTGTAGGCAGTGCCATTGCTAGATCAATGGAAATCTCAACTGACCTTATACTAGTTGATAAAGATACAACAAAAGGTTCACACACATTTAAAGATCTCGCCGACTGCGAAGGCGTGTTTGTCTGCGTACCTACTCCAATGGGAGACGATGGCAAATGCGATGCCAGTATATTAGAGTACGTCTTAGAAAAACTTAAAGATTACAAAGGCGTTATTATCAGTAAGTGTACTGCACCACCTAGTGTGTACCAAACTCTAAATGATCAGTACCCTAATCTAGTTCATGCTCCGGAGTTTCTAACTGCTGCCAATGCTGAGAGAGATTATATAAATGGCAAGTTTGCCATTATCGGCGGTAGCGTAGGTGCATATCAGCGTGATGCAGAACGCATTATTCGGCTTGGGCAAACTGCATTAGAACAGGTACAGCATTGCACTATCCAAGAAGCCGCACTGAGCAAATATGCTATCAATTCATTCCTATCGACTAAGGTTACGTTTATGAATGAGTTATATGCCCTTGCTACTAAAACAGGGCAAGATTATAATAAGATTGCCAGTATGATTACAATGGATAGTCGTATTGGCAATAGTCATATGAAAGTGCCAGGACCCGACGGCGAGTTCGGATTTGGTGGTATGTGCTTTCCAAAAGATACTTCTGCTCTATTAAAATACGCAGAACAACAAGGTGTGCAAATGAATGTTTTGGACTCCGCAGTTAAGAAAAATCTAATACTACGCTTGACTGAACCTAAATAATAATGTATTATAATATACAAGTCATCCACGACAATAACTCGGAGAATAAATGGATACAAGTAAAAATCTATCGCAAGTTATCCGCGATCGAATGAAACAAGATAACAAACGCTTCTGGGCAGGCGACAACATCAGCGACTATGTCGACAACAATGTTATGCCTGAACTTATTGACGAAGCAACAGAGGCCTTTGAAAAAGTGTTAGATTCACTGTTGATCGATCGTGAAACCGACCCCAACAGCAAAGGCACAGCACGTAGACTGGCCAAGATGTACTACAATGAAATAATGGCAGGAAGATATGAAGCAGCACCAGACGCAACAGCATTTCCAAACGATTCAGAAGACCGATACGAAGGTATGCTGGTGGTACGTAGTGAGTTGCGCTCTATGTGCAGTCATCATCATCAGCCCGTTAGCGGTGTCGCTTACATTGGCATCATCGCCGCAGAAAAACTTATTGGTCTTAGCAAGTACACTCGTATTGCTCAGTGGTGTGCTCGTCGCGGGACTCTCCAGGAGGAACTTTGCAACGACATTGCCCGAGAAATTAGTAAAGCTACTGCCTCAGAAAACGTAGCAGTCTACATTCAAGCAGTACACGGGTGCTGTGAGAATCGTGGCATCATGGCGCATAGTTCATTAACTCAAACAACTGTGCTCAAAGGATCATTTAGAGATGATCCAGCTACAAAGAAAGAATTTTTTGATAACATCAAATTACAACAAGAGTTCGCACCTAGATAATTAAGGATAAAAATGAAAAAAGGTAAATTAAACATTCCAAGCCGCCCGACTAACTTGGCTCGCCCGACGGCTCCGACGGCACCAACTACTACTGCGATGCCAACGCAGCCAGGAGGTAAACCGCCATCAATTATGATCGCTGTTCCATCAATGGAAATGGTCAATGCAGAGTTTGCACAACATCTTGCCATGTCGGCTGCTAATCTAGTAGCACACGGTATTAAGATTAATTGTGCATTTAATATCGGATCAGTTATTACTATTGCTCGTCGTAATCTAGTTGACATCTTTTTAAAGAGTGACTTTGATTATATTTGGTGGGTTGACAGTGATATGAAGTTTCCAATCGATGCTCCTATTCGTTTACTCAAGCGGAACAAAGACATTGTGGGTGCTAACTATCGTCGTCGTCGTTTCCCTAATGCAAACTTCACAGGTATGGTTGGATCTAGCGGAAACTTCCGTGAATTCCAAACTACAGATAATAGTCCAGCAATGGAACTGATCGATGTTCTACCACACGGTCTAGTACTTTGCAAGCGTGAAGTATATGAAAAAATCCCACAGCCTCATTACTTGCAAGAGTTTATTCCAGAACTTAATTTGGAAATCGGTGAAGATATCTTCTTCTGTCAACAGGCACAAAAAGCAGGTTACGAGATCTGGTGTGATCAAGAGTTGAGTCGTGAAACAGCTCATATTGGAATCTTTCACTTCAATTACAATTTAAGTGTTCCTAAATAAAAAGGTGAATTTATGTTTGAGTCAATCGAGATCCGTAAGGTAAAAAACGGTGTTGTAGTAACTTTGCGGACCGATGACGAGGACGCAGAATACGTTTACGATACCGATAGAAAAGCTATCAAGTTCATTAAGGACATGTTAGAGTCTAAAGGTAACGTAAGCGTTAAGGAAAAACATGACAGTTAAAAAACAATATGCAGTAGGTGATACAGTATGGATATATGGCATTAACCGAAGCAATACCAAGCCTGTTCAGGGCAAGGTTATTAAAGTAATTGACCTAAGTGAAGCAGGGTACTCTGTCGGTGATCACTATATTATCGAAGTACCTTCACACATTGAACCTATTCTTGAGATTCGAACGTGGCATAACATTAGTCAAGACGAAAAAGGTCCGGTGGGGTCTTTAAGAAACCTTGGTAATTTTGAATCTACTATTAAATTTGCCAGTACTGTTGGTTTTGCATTTGATGATCATCCCAGTCTTGACTCATCTGAGGAAGAAGAAGGGCCTAGCACGGAAGAAATACATGCGGCTCTACAGAAGAGTCAAATGGAGATGGAACACGCTCCTTTAAATCTAAAAGACAATAAACCAAAGCGTCGGTACTTTAAAAAGAAGAAGGCATGAGCGCACTTGATGATTTGCAGGCGGTGATATTTCAGTGGAGCAAAAAACTTTCTGTGATTAAACCTAAACTTAATTGTGATGGAACAGGTACCGGTGTAAGATGGTGGCGGCTACAACTTGTAGAAGACTGGGGTTCGTCCGAGGCAGAGGAATTTGTAAACGACCATCTTCATTCAATAAATCTAGACAACTGTGTTAGATGGACAGAAGAAAAATTAAAAGATTGGCCCAACTGTAAGCGAATGTCTTGGGACATGTGGGATTTTAAAAATCGCAGTGATGCTGAAAAATTTATAACTGTATTTCATCTATCATGGGCTCAGTAAGATATACTGTAGAAGGCGATGTTGTGAAAAAGATTCACAAGGTTGTTGTGCATAAGTTTAATCTTGCCGATGTCGACGATCCTGACATATATGCTGCTGGGCCTATGTTTGATTGGGAACGTAGTGAAGCAGGGCAGTTTGTATTCAAACACGCTGTAGATAAACCAGAATGGCATAGACATATGGATTCAATGTGGACGGGATATAGGTATATTATTATGGCGGAACTTGAAGCAAAGAAGTTATCCGAGTTTTATCTTCGTTGGGGACAAGTTAAATAAATGTATGAAAATCCTAACTATCCTTCTTCTGTTCTGCTCTCTAAA